TTACCGATATGATTTTCCTATTCCTTTAGTCATCCAAGAAAAGAGTGACATTGACATTCGTGCTGACAATGTAGAATCAAACAACACACGGGTTACTTCTAATTTTGACCTCATTCTTATTAAAAACGATACTTGAGTGAACATAACTTCATACTCTTTTCAAAACATTGTAGCTTAAAGTTACAGACAGATTTCTAAATATCTGTATAATAGTATCAGGTTGATACTCGCATATGTACGGTGCCTATTTCGTAGTCGTATTCTTTCTCATTCTCGTAGCGTATGCGGGATATGAAGAAACAATGCGACTTTTTGCATATGCGGACTTACAGGTTCGTTATGCATTCATCCGTGTTCAGATGAAGTGGATGGAAAGGAAACTTAGAAGGCAACTGATCAAAGATACAACCAATTTTGAAAAGTTCCTCAAGGAGTACAAGAATGACTGATAGACCAGAATATGATTCGGAAAAAGAATATTCTGACTTAAGTATGACCAGAGTTGAGTGTCCTAAGTGCGGAGCAACCTGGATTAATGGACAACACTATTGGTCTGGTACAGGAAAACTCGGAAATGAATTAGACCTTGCAGGTCTTGTTTGCAACAAACTAGGAAGTTTCCAATGCGTCAATCCCAAGAAGGGACAAGATGGTGGAGACACCTGGGCAAAGCGTCTGGAAGTTCTTGAGAAAGACTATCCAGAAGATAAAAAAAGAATGGAAGATTTTTACAGAGAAGATGGAACCCATAACTAAAGAAGAAGTTCAGGAGATGATCGATGCAGCAATACGACGACACAACCGTAATGCTTCTATCATTAGCATGTGCGTTGGTTGGGTGGTTCTTGCTTTATTTGCTGAGGGACTTTTAAGACTAGTTGGCGTTATTCCACCATTGTTCCCATGGATAAACATAACATTATAGATTTGATAGGAATCTTAACATTATTCCTTTTTGGTATAACTATGATTGTGCAAGGTCACTTTATTTTTCATGGAAAACATGGTTACAAACACTGTGAGCGTGAGAGTAAAAAATCTGAAGACACCCGTCGTAGAATAGAAGAGTTACTCAAGGATAAATGAACGAGGAAGAAATTATCTTTACCGACAGAGATGAAGAACTTCTGCGTCAAGCAATGAGATTCCTAAAGCATAGAGAACTACTACAAGAACCATTCGACGGTTACTGGGAGGACGATGATGACATTTAAGTTATTACTGTGCTTTGCTCCACTCGCCATTATCTACATAGTAATGAAACTATCAGTATGGTTTCTAGGTATAGAATCTGAAAGGACCTATGTCAGAGATGAATCCAGAAAATCACACGGACCTTATGTGGCAAATGCATATGCAGACCTTGATGAAGAGGACGAGGAGTATGGAAGTCGCACAGATTATCGATGATGCTCTGTTTGAATACTACTCTGAGAAAGGTATGGAGGTTCCACGATGGAGAAGGAACAGAGACCCCCAATGGTGGATCGACTACTTAAAGGAACTTGGGATAGACCAATAATGGAGCATTTATTAGGAAAGGCACTTGCAATCGTTGCCATACCCTTTGTATTAACTACAATTTATTTCGGTTCAAAGAAGGGGCACTACTATGAATCCGAACACTATAAGGGAAATGGAACCGCACATTAGGAAGCGGTTTCATTTTGCTTGGTCTTCATTTTCAAGAATATATGGAGTCAGTCATGTTACTGGAAGCATGATTGACTTTTGTCATGAATGGGCAACACAAGATGAAAAAACGCCTCTAGATTGTTTATATAATGTAGATAGATACTTCAAAGAAAAGTGGGACACTTCGCAGCAGCAGCACTAAACAATCCTTTCGTCTTAGGATTCTTTTGTTATATTCTAGTCTTTGTTCCCATCATGGGAATCTGGGCAGTTCATAAATTCAAGTGGGAGCACTGGGAACCTTTCGCTAAGAGTCACAAATGACACAGGAACCTGTCTGGTCAGTTATTATCCTTCTCTGCTGTGGGTTAGCATTTACGCTGTATTGTGTTATATATATTCTACGCCTATCATTTAAGGAACTAGAAGAAGATGGCCAAGTCCGCGAACAAGGGCAAGAAGGGTCAATCGAAGCAGAATCAAGGAAACGCGACTGCGAAGAAAGCTAAGAATGGTGGGAAGAAAAAGTAAAGTGAGTTATGCCCGAAGACATTTATCTTGGTAATCCTAATCTAAAAAAAGCAAATACTGCTATTGAATTTTCTCCAGAAGATGTTCAAGAGTATTTGATGTGCAAGGATGATCCAGTATACTTTGCCAGAAACTATGTAAAGATTGTTTCTCTGGACGAAGGTCTGGTTGGATTCGATATGTACGACTTCCAAGAGAAGTTGATTCGGAACTTCCACGAGAAGAGATTTAATATCTGTAAGATGCCGCGACAGACTGGTAAGTCTACTACCTGTGTGGCGTTTCTTCTACACTATATCGTTTTTAACGATAGTGTCAATGTGGGTATCCTTGCTAACAAGGCAGCGACTGCTAGAGAATTGTTAGGAAGGTTAGCAACTGCATATGAGAACTTGCCAAAATGGATGCAGCAAGGTATCATATCATGGAATAAAGGTTCTATCGAGTTAGAAAATGGCAGTAAGATATTGGCAGCTTCTACATCTGCGTCTGCTGTCCGAGGTATGTCGTTTAACATCATCTTCCTCGATGAGTTTGCGTTCGTTCCAAACCATATTGCAGAGCAATTCTTTAGTTCTGTTTATCCTACTATTACTTCTGGTAAAACAACAAAAGTAATCATGGTTTCAACGCCTCACGGCATGAACCATTTCTACAGATATTGGCACGACGCACAAAGAGGTAAGAACGAATATACCGCAACAGAGGTTCACTGGTCTGAGGTCCCTGGTAGGGATGCAGCATGGAAGGCACAGACCATTGCTAACACCTCCGAGCAGCAGTTCAAAGTTGAGTTCGAGTGCGAATTCCTTGGATCTGTTGACACGCTGATTAGTGTATCTAAATTAAGAAACCTTGTCTTTGAGGATCCAGTAAAGAACAATGGAAAGGGACTCGTGGTATACACAGAGCCACAGAAGGATCGTGATTATATTATAACTGTTGACACTGCGCGTGGCATAGATCATGACTATTCTGCCTTCGTAATTTTTGATATTTCAGAATTTCCGTATAAGACGGTAGCAAGATATAAAAATAATGAAATCAAACCAATGCTATTTCCAAATATTATTTTGGATATGGCAAAGGCATATAATAATGCCTATGTATTAGTGGAAGTGAATGATATTGGTGAACAAGTTGCAACAATTTTACAATATGACCTAGAATATGAGAATATGCTGATGTGTGCTATGAGAGGTAGAGCTGGTCAGCAAGTTGGAACTGGGTTTAGTGGTAAGAAAACTCAGATGGGTGTGAGGATGACTGCTGCTGTTAAGAAGACAGGATGCTCTAACCTCAAAGCACTTATCGAAGAAGATAAACTTATTACAAGCGATTACGATATAATCGCTGAGTTGACTACATTTGTTCAGAAAAAACAATCATGGGAAGCAGAGGATGGTTGTCATGATGACCTTGCTATGTGTTTGGTTATCTTTGCTTGGCTAGTTGCTCAGGATTACTTCCGAGAGATGACGGACAATGATGTCCGTAAGAGAATCTATGAAGACCAAAAGGAACAGATTGAACAAGATATGGCACCTTTTGGATTTATTAGTGATGGTCTAGATGACGACTCATTTATGGAAGGTGGAGATAGATGGACAGTTGATAAGGAAATGTCTTCTACTTATGGAGACATGTCATATATGTGGGAGTATTATTGATGGATTTTGAAGAGGAATTTGAGTTCAGTCACCTCTTCATGAAGGAGAGAAAGTGTAGATCGTGTGGTGTTACCAAAGATCTAATGAACGACTTCTATAGAACGCATAAAGATCGTGGAGATATTCCGTCAGCATACTCTTACGAATGCAAAGAGTGTACAAAAATGAGAGTAGTTGTGAGCCGAATGACTAACAGGGTATTTGATAGATGGGAGTATCCAGACTGGTAGTGTTCATGGACTGTTTCCCCACTGAAAATGGTCTAAACTCTAAATACTTGTAGACAAATTGGATTCTATTGGGAGTTAAAGATGCCGCTCAATTTAGCATCTCCTGGAATTGTCGTAAGGGAAGTTGATCTGACCCAAGGTAGAGTGGACCCCACTTCTACCAAAGCAGGTGGTCTGGTAGCCCCCTTTGCCAAAGGACCAGTCGAGAAACCCACCCTTATCGAAACCGAAGCGGATCTGCTTGATACCTTCGGCGCTCCTTATAAGGACAACAATCACTACGAATATTGGCTTACTGCCTCTTCTTACCTTGCCTACGGCGGTGTACTTCGCGTAGTAAGATCTAATGAAGCTGGACTCAAAAACGGTTTCGTTGGAACAGCAAGCAGCGTCACCATCAAGAGTGATGACGATTACACAAACAAGGGATACGGCGAGAATACAATCTCTGGCGTAGTCGTTGCTGGTAAGAACCCTGGAACATGGGCGAATGGAATCAAGCTGGCGATGATTGATGGTCTTGCTGACCAGATCATCACTGGAATTGACACCTCTGCCATTCTTGGGTTCTCTTCTACTGCTAATGGCGGTCTTGCTGCTGTTGCTGGATATGAAGATGGTATCGGCGCTCTTGACCTCAGCGTAGGTCTTGGTGTTACTCAGGCAATCCCCGCAGGAACTGTTGTTGCTGGCGTAGGTGCTACCTCCCTTCTGGACGGTTATCTTAAGGGCGTAATTACAGAAGTTGGTTCTGGTCAGGTTTCGGTCAAAGTCGTTTCTCATGTAAGTGCCGCTGGTACAGAAACAGAAGTTGATTACACTCCTGGCGGAATCTATGAGTTCCAAAATTCTGGTTCTCTGTATGTTCATGTTCAGTCTGGAGTCGGTACTGGTCAACTTGGATGGGTAGGAAGCAATGTTGCTTATGGATCTAGCTTCACAACCTCAGACTTCCTGACTGCTCTGACTGGTGCTGGCATCACTGCTGGTGATCCTCGCTATCTCGCTGCTCTGGGATATGATGGCAATGTAGATTACACTGGCGCTAAGGACTGGTTCGATGACCAGAGCATCACTCTGAACAATGGCGACACAATCGCTTGGAATACTCTCGGGGACAGACCTGGAACTTCTTCTTACGCTGAAGCAAGAAACTCCAGAAACGATGAAGTCCATGTCGTCCTCTTAGACGATACTGGTAAGATTACTGGAAACGCTGGAACACTTCTTGAGAAGTTTATCGCTGGTTCTAAAGCAAAAGACGCTATCCTCTCCACAGGAACTGCTTCTTACTGGAGAAAGCAACTTGAAGTTGCTAGTCAGTATGTCTTTGGTGGTGGCGCTCCAGCTGGAGTGGTTACAGTAGATCTGGATGCCGACTTTGATCCTAAGTCGGATGTTGCATGGGATCAAGATGCTGAGGATGTTTCCTTCGCTGCTATCGGTAACTATCAAGCATCTCTTGCTGGTGGTCTAGATTACGGCGGTAAGACAAGCATTGAAACCACAGACGCTCTGAAAGTTAGCGTTGGAGATCTTTCGACTGGTTACGATCTGCTTTCCAACAAAGATGCTTACGAGCTTGACTTCCTCATCATGGGATCTGGTGCTCATGGTAGAGAAGCAACACAAGCACTTGCAAATAAACTGATTTCTATTGCTGAAGTTAGAAAAGATTGTGTTGCTTGCATCTCTCCGTGGAGAGGCGCTTTCCTCTCAACCTCTGGAGATGGTGAAGATCTGACACTGAGTTCTGACGCTGTTACTTCTGCCGTAACTGCATTCTACTCCTCCGTCACATCTTCTTCTTATGCCATCTTTGACAGTGGTTACAAGTACATGTATGATCGCTTCAGCAGAAACTTCCGATATGTTCCTCTGAACGGAGACATCGCTGGTGTTTGTGCTAGAAACGATATCAACAACTTCCCCTGGTTCTCTCCTGGTGGAACTAATAGAGGTGCTATCCTGAATGCCGTTAAATTGGCATATAACCCCTCTCAGACTGAAAGAGACAGACTGTACTCTGCAAGAGTCAACCCTGTCATCTTCTCTCCTGGTGCTGGTATTATTCTCTTCGGTGATAAGACTGCTCTTGGCAAAGCATCTGCATTCGACAGAATCAATGTTCGCCGCCTCTTCATCTATCTCGAAAAAGCAATCGCTGCTGCCGCTAGAGATCAACTGTTTGAATTCAACGATGAAATCACAAGACTGAACTTCATCAACATCGTAGAACCCTTCCTCCGCGATGTTCAATCGAAGAGAGGTGTTACAGACTTCATCGTTGTTTGTGACGAAACAAACAACACTGCTGCGGTCATTGATAACAATGAATTCGTTGCTGACATCTACATCAAACCGAACAGATCGATTAACTTCATCGGTCTGACCTTCGTTGCCACCCGCACGGGTGTCAGCTTTGAAGAAGTTATTGGTCGAGTTTGATCGCCTTATAATAAACTCAACGAGGTAAAAACTAATGGCTATCAATTCACAAAATCCCCCAAAGACCGCAGACAGGACAATCGACAAGTTTAAGTCGAGACTGTCTGGCGGTATCGCAAGACCTAATCTATTTGAAGTTGTTCTTGCTTTCCCTGACGGAGTAGTAGATCAGTCGGTTAACGACATCGATGCTAAGTCCAGATTCCTGGTAAAGGCAGCTACTCTCCCCGCATCGAACATTGCTCCGATCAGTGTTCCCTTCAGAGGTCGTACTTTGAAGATCGCTGGTGACAGAACATTCGATGAATGGACTATCACAGTTATCAATGACACTGACTTTGCTCTGCGTTCTTCCTTCGAAAGATGGATGAATTCTATTGTCAAAGTTTCTGATGGCGCTGGCAATACCAACCCTGAAGATTATACCAAGGATGCTTATGTATATCAACTTGGTAGATCTGCAGTTGCTCAGCAATCTCAAGAGTCTGATGCTAATCTGCCCATCCTGAGAACCTACAAGTTCTACAGCGTATTCCCCACGAATATTTCTGCACAGGATCTTTCTTATGATTCCGCAGATTCTATTGAAGAGTTCACCGTCACACTCCAAGTCCAGTGGTGGGAAGCTGCTGGAAATGGTGGCGATGTCGCTTGATAAATAGTCTTTGATATCAAAGACACCCTATTAAAATGGCGAAACTCTTCGGATTTTCTATTGAGGATAATGAAAAGAACCCTAAGGGTGTAGTTTCCCCCGTTCCCACTACTGGTGAGGACGGGGTTGACTATTATATTCAGGGCGGATTTTCTAGTCAGGTTGTAGATATTGAAGGTATCTACAAAACTGAACACGAACTCATCAGAAAATATAGAGAAATGGCACTTCACCCAGAAGTGGATAATGCCATCGAAGATGTTGTTAACGAAGCTATCGTTTCTGACCAGAACGATTCTCCCGTAGAGATCGATTTGGAAAACTTAAACGCTAGTGATGGAATTAAGGACATTATTCGCAAAGAGTTCAAGCACATTAAAGATCTTCTTGACTTTGATACAAAGTCGCATGAAATTTTTAGGAATTGGTATGTTGATGGTAAACTTTACTACAACAAAGTAATTGATATCCAGAATCCTACGGCAGGATTGCAAGAACTGAGATATATTGATCCTCTCAAAATGCGGTACATCCGCAAAGAAAAGAAGAAAGATGATAGATCGGACTTGTTTAATAACAGGAATGTTCACGAGGAACAGAGAGTATATTTCCCTGAAATCGAAGAATATTTCTTGTATACTCCGAAACCTCAATATCCTACAAACATGAATGCACCTGGAGCAGGTGCAGCAATGAAAGGTGTAAAGATCGCTAAAGATTCGATCACTTATTGCACCTCTGGACTTGTAGATAGAAATAAAGGCACAGGTCTTTCTTATCTGCATAAAGCAATTAAGGCACTCAATCAACTTCGTATGATTGAGGACTCTCTGGTAATTTACAGATTGTCTCGCGCACCTGAGCGTCGTATTTTCTATATTGATGTTGGCAATCTTCCGAAGGTAAAAGCGGAACAATACCTTCGTGAAGTCATGATGCGTTACCGTAATAAGTTGGTCTATGATTCCAACAGCGGTGAGATTCGTGACGACAAAAAGATGATGAGTATGTTGGAAGACTTCTGGCTTCCTCGCCGCGAGGGAGGGCGCGGTACAGAAATCTCTACCCTCCCTGGCGGGCAAAACCTCGGAGAACTGGCAGACATTGAGTACTTCCAGAAAAAACTCTATAGATCCCTAGCAGTGCCCGAATCCAGAATCGCTGGTTCTGGCGATGGATTCAACCTAGGCAGATCTTCTGAAATCTTACGCGACGAACTCAAATTTAGTAAGTTTGTTGGTCGTCTGCGTAAGCGTTTCAGTGCAATGTTCTTGGATATGCTCAAGACACAACTTCTTCTGAAGAATATTGTTACTCCCCAGGATTGGGAAGTAATGTCCGAGCACATTCAGTTCGACTTCTTATATGATAACCACTTTGCAGAACTTAAGGATAAAGAATTGCTTGAGGGTCGCTTAGCTCTCCTGATGCAAGTCGAACCTTATGTTGGTCGTTACTACTCTACCGAGTATGTAAGACGCCAAGTTCTGCGTCAAAGAGATCAAGAAATTGTTGAAATTGATGCGCAAATTGAGGACGAAATTGCAAGGGGAGTTATCCCTGATCCTAATCAACAAATGCTTGAAATGGAAGCAATGTCTGCTGCGGATCCTATGATGCAAGGTCAAGATCCTAATGCACAACAGGAACAACCTGCACCTGCACCTGCGGCGGCACCTAAGCAACCCAAGGCATCAGAAGGGGAGATCTGATAAATAAGTTTATACCTCTGATTTATATCAATGGAAGAACTAATTAATATGATTGCGACGGATTCGTCTGCAGTTGATATCAGCGATCAAATTAAAGACCTTCTTTATACAAGAGCTGCTACAAAAGTAGATGCAATGCGTCCTGGTGCAGCAGCGAGTCTTTTTGGTACACCAGATTCAACTGAGGAAGAATAATGTCGAGAACTTTAATTCTCGCTGCGGAAACTCCACTGGCAGCTGGCATTGGTAATAGTACTTCCGTAGGCAACGCTACTGTTGTCAGAGTTCTGAATGACTCTGGTAGTACCGTTGTTCTTCATGTGCAGGATTCTTCCTTTACAGGCATTGGTTCTATCACCATGCTCAACAACACATCTGAGTTGATCGAGAAGAAATCCTCTGACCTTATCTATGGTGTTGGAGGAGCACTTAAAGTAGCCAAAGTAGGATTCACAGGTTAATCAAATGAAACTGATCACGGAAGAAATCGAACAGGTCGAACTTATCGTTGAAGAACGCAACGGTAAGAAGTCGATGTTTATTGAAGGTGTATTCCTGCAAGGAGACATCAAGAACCGTAATGGTCGGATGTATCCCATGGAAACTCTTCGCAGAGAAGTAACTCGTTACAACGAAAACTTTGTCAATAAAGGCAGAGCTCTTGGTGAACTCGGACATCCTGATGGACCTACTCTTAACCTCGATAGAGTGTCTCACAAAATTATTTCTCTCAGAGAGAGTGGTAGCAACTTCATCGGTAAGGCAAAGATTTTATCTACTCCGATGGGTAAGATTGCTGCTGCCTTAGTTGAAGATGGAGTAAAACTCGGAGTTTCTTCTCGTGGTCTTGGTACTTTGAGTGTAAATAACGAAGGTGTAAAGATCGTCTCTGATGACTTTATGCTCGCTACTGCTGCTGACATTGTAGCAGATCCCTCCGCTCCTGACGCATTCGTTGAAGGAATCATGGAAGGAAAGGACTGGGTTATGGAAGGCGGAATCGTTAGAGAAAGACTCGTAGAAAAGACTTACAAGCAAATTAATACCCTTGTAGATCAAAGAGCTCTTGAAGAGAACAAGTTGGCACTGTTCAATAAGTTCCTTTCAAGCCTCTAATTTATAAATAAATATAGTTTATATCAACGATTTATTCGGAGAGTTCACTAATGTCCGCTAAGGAATTACAAGAAATGGAAAATCCTGTAACAAGGGGTGCGAAAGCTGGCGAAGGAATGCCTACATTGGCTGATCCTGGAACTGGTCTTGCGGCTGTACAAGATCTCGGTGGTCCTACCCCCGAGAACTATAAGCCCGATAACGAGTCCGCTAAGCTCGCAGAACCCAAAGTCAAAACCGTTAGAGATGTTGTCAACCGTGGCGCTGGCAAAGCTGACGCTATGCAGTCGATTGGCACTGAAGTTCTGAAGCAAGGCGACGAGCCTGAAGTCGAAGAGACTCAGGAAGTCGTTGCTGAGCAGGAAGTCGAAGAGACTCCCGCTGTTGACATCGAAGAAGATCTTGCTGCTCTGTTTGGTGGCGAAGAACTCTCCGAAGAATTCCAAGAAAAGGCTCGCACCATCTTCGAGGCTGTTGTTGCCGCTAAGGTAACGGAAGTTCAAGAAGCAATGGCTGCTGAGTACGAATCTCAACTGACCGAGCATCTTGAGTCTGTTAAGGCAGAACTCGTAGAGCGCGTCGATGCATACCTTGAGTATGTTTCCGAAGAGTGGGTCTCCGAGAACAAGATCGAAGTTGAGCACGGTCTGAAGACCGAAATGACCGAATCGTTCCTGCAAGGAATGAAGAGTCTTTTTGAAGATCATTATGTTTCTATCCCTGACGATAAATATGATGTCCTGGAGAGCATGGTCTCCAAACTTGATGAAATGGAAGCCAGACTTGACGAACAGATTGAAGCTAACATCTCTCTCAACAAGAGACTCGGTGAAACTACAGCTGATGGAATTTTCCGTGAAGTAACCGAAGGTCTTGCTGTAACACAAAGAGAGAAACTGTACGCTTTGTCTGAAGGTGTTGAGTTTGAGGGTGAAGAATCTTATCGTGAGAAGCTGGTTACGCTGAGAGAATCTTATTTCCCCAGCGAGCAAAAGCAGTCTTCTAATAAAGTGGAAACACTGTCTGAGGGCGTAACCTCAGAGACTGGCGTCGAAGCAACCTCTTCGATGGCATCTTATTTGAAAGCCCTTGGAATGAAGTAAACAAGTCCCAAATTTAACACAATTTCCCAAAACAATGTACAACGCACAACAATTAATTGAGAAGTGGTCTCCCCTTCTCGATGCCGAGGGTGTAGATCCTATTAAGGACTCTCACCGTCGTGCTACTACCGCTGTTCTCCTGGAAAACCAAGAGCGTTTCCTGCGTGAGCAAGCTGCTTTCGAAAGCGGCACCTCGATGCTGACCGAAGCTCCCACCAACTCTGGTAACGCCGCTGGCGCTTCTGGTGCTTTCGGTGGTGGTTCTACTGCTGCTGGTCCTACCGCTGGTTTCGACCCCGTTCTGATCTCCCTGATTCGTCGCTCTATGCCGAATCTGGTTGCTTATGAACTGGCTGGCGTTCAACCGATGAACGGTCCTACTGGACTGATCTTCGCAATGCGCTCCCGCTACACCAACCAGTCTGGCACCGAGGCATTCTTCGACGAGCCCGATTCTGCATTCTCCGCCAATGTCGCTGGTGGCACCTCCACCCAAGGCGACTACACCGCTGCCACCGATGATGGTCTGGCTGTTGGTTTTGGTTCTACCGCTACTCAGCGTGGCACCAACCCTGGTATCCTGGAAGGCACCGCTTCTGATGCTGTTCAAGCTCAGTACAGCGTTGGTCAGGGTATGGCTACTGGCGACTCTGAAGCTCTGGGTGACGGCAACGGCACCAACTTCAACGAGATGGCATTCTCGATCGAGAAGGTCACCGTTACCGCCAAGTCTCGTGCTCTGAAAGCTGAGTACAGCATGGAGCTGGCTCAGGACCTGCGTGCCATCCACGGTCTGAACGCTGAAGCAGAACTCGCTAACATTCTGTCTAGCGAGATCCTTGCTGAGATCAACCGCGAAGTCATCAGAACCATCTACAAGACCGCTGAAGCTGGTTCTCAGGTCAATGTTGCCAACGCTGGTTTCTTCGACCTCGATGTTGACTCCAACGGTCGCTGGAGCGTTGAGAAGTTCAAGGGTCTGCTGTTTAACATCGAAAGAGATGCTAACAGAATCGCCCAGAGAACTCGTAGAGGGAAGGGCAACATCATCATGACCTCTGCTGATGTCGCCTCCGCTCTGACCATGGCTGGTGTACTCGATTACACCCCTGCCCTGAACGCCAACCTGCAAGTTGACGACACTGGTAACACCTTCGCTGGAACCATCAACGGCAAGTACAGAGTCTACATCGATCCCTTCTCTGCCAACAGTGCTTCTAACCAGTACTATGTTGTCGGTTACAAGGGCACCAGCCCCTATGACGCTGGTCTCTTCTACTGCCCCTATGTTCCCCTCCAGATGGTTCGTGCCGTCGGTGAGAACAGCTTCCAGCCCAAGATTGGCTTCAAGACCCGCTACGGTCTTGTCTCCAACCCCTTCGCTGAAGGCAATGTTTCGAACCAGGGTCTCGGTCGTATCACCTCTAACAGCAACCGCTACTACCAGCGTACAGTTGTTAAGAACCTCATGTGATATAATAGACTTCCGTGTGAAGGAAGTGTTGGGGACCCGAAAGGGTCCCCTTTTTTTGTCTAAATAAAAATAAAAATGTCTTTTCTGGGAAAGCAGATAGCGAACAAGAATTACTTGTCGCCTGTTGGTTTCAAATTTAATATCGTAAAGACACCTAAGGTTGACTTCTTTTCCAACAGTGCCAAGATTCCTGGTATTCAGTTGGGAAATGTCAAAGTAGGAAACTATCTCAAAGCAATTGATCTCCCTGGAGACAACATCGAGTTTGAAGATCTGACTCTCCAGTTTATTGTGGATGAAAACCTGGAAAACTACTTAGAGATTCACAACTGGATCTATGGATTGGGTTATCCAGAAAGTGTTTCTGAATTTCAAGAGTTGATTAGAAATGCTCAGGGAGAGAAAGATGTCAAAGAGCAGTTCAGTGATGGAACTCTTGCTATTCTGAATAGCAATTTCAATGTTAGTGCTCGTGTAAAGTTCAGAGATTTATATCCTATTTCTTTAAGTTCTCTCGAATTTACTGCTACAGAAAGCGATTATACATACTTTACAGCAACAGTATCTTTCAAGTATCTGTTCTATACCATTGAAGTGGAAACTTAATTTATGAATCTTGAAACTATACAAAGTATGTGGGAGAAAGACTCACAGATTGATCAAGACAATTTACACGAAGAATCCGCAAAGATCCCTTCTTTGCATGCAAAGTATTTTGACCTCTACAATAACATAAAACTGTTGCGGGAGAGAGCAGTAGCAACAGAGAATAAAATTAAATTAGAGCGTCACCTTTATTACACTGGAAAAGCAAATCCAGAAGTTTATGTAAACGATCCCTTTCCTTACAAAGTGAGGGAAAAGGATGCTGTTCAACGGTATATGGCAGCAGACGAGAAGGTACAAACTGCTACCTTAAAAATCAAATATTACGATGTCATGCTGACATACCTGGAAGATATCATCAAACAGGTAAGCACCAGAGGATATTTGATTAAGAACATCATCGACTGGCACAACTTCCGTGCGGGGTAATAATGAGCAAACTTGTCATATCCAAGAAGAATGAGGTCTATCTGAAAATTGAATCAGAACCTCATGTCTATCAGGAACTAGCAGATCACTTCTCCTTTGATATTGAAGGAGCAAAGTACATGAACCAGTATCGTAAAAGATATTGGGATGGAAAGATCAGACTGTTTTCTACTCACACCAGAGAACTGTATGTTGGTCTCTTGGATAAACTTGTCTCTTTCTGTCAGAGGCATGGATATGAATATGAGTTCATTGATAGTAAGTTCTACGGAACACCTTACGAAGAGAATGAACTAATTTCTCGTGAGGGTGTAAAAGACTACATGAAGTCTATTAGCAATCATCCTCCAAGAGACTATCAAATAGAGGGAGTATACGGTGCTCTAAGACACAATAGAAGGTTAGTGATAAGCCCAACAGCCTCTGGCAAATCTTTGATGATTTACTCAATCGTGAGGTACTATACAGAGCGCAAACAAAATATCCTCCTAGTTGTTCCAACGACATCTCTGGTAGAGCAGATGTATAAGGACTTTGAGGATTATGGATGGGACGCTGAGTCATACTGTCACAAGATTTACGCTGGTCGTGAACGAGAGGCAAAATCACCTGTCGTTATTACTACTTGGCAATCTATCTATAAGTTAGAGAGAAATTACTTCGAAAGATTCAATGTAGTCATTGGAGATGAAGCACACCTGTTCAAAGCAAAGTCTTTGACACAGATCATGACGAAGTTACATCAAGCAAAATATCGTTTTGGTTTTACTGGAACTCTTGATGGAACCCAAACCCACAAATGGGTGCTGGAAGGATTGTTTGGACCTTCTTACAAACTGATCCGCACAGAAGAATTAATGAACAAGGGATACCTTGCAAAACTCAACGCAAAGATCCTTTTGCTGAAACATGATGAAAGAGTATTTGATTCTTATCTAGAGGAAATTGAATACCTGATTAAGCATGAGCAAAGGAATAAGTTCATTAAAAATCTTGCTATAGATCTTCCTGGGAATACTCTCGTTTTGTTTAATAGAGTGGAAGATCATGGAAGGGTACTTTTCGATTTAATAAATAAAAATATTGAGAGTGATCGAAAGGTCTTCTTTATTCATGGAGGGGTCGATGTTGAGGACAGAGAACTAGCCCGTTCCATTATCGAAAACGAAAAAAATTCAATCATTGTTGCCTCTTACGGAACATTTTCCACAGGCATTAACATCAAAAATTTACACAATGTAATCTTTGCCTCTCCTTCAAAATCAAGGATAAGAAATCTGCAATCAATCGGGAGAGTGCTCAGAAAAGGTGCAAACAAGTTTAGTGCAACTTTATATGATATTGCAGACGACTGCACCTACAGATCAAAAAGAAATTACACATTGAACCATCTCATCGAACGCATAAAAATTTACAACGAAGAGAAGTTTCATTATGACATGATAACCATCAATCTGAGGAAAAAAGAATGACCGAAGAGTTTTACGCAAGTATTAAGTTGGTCTCTGGAGAAGAGTTATTTGCAATTACTTCAGCTGAAGAACATACATTAATTCTACAAGACCCAGTTTGCATTCAAACAGTTCATGGACCTAGAGGTTCTTATATTAGAGTTGAACCTTGGATGCATGTTCCAGATGATCAGTTCTTCTTTATTGATAAGGATAAAGTCATTACAATGACAGAAGTTGCTAATGACAATGACATGATTGATTACTATACCGAGTATCTTTTAGATGCAGCAGAGGAAAGAGTAACTGGTATAAGATCTGTTGGTGGAAAAAAAGTAAGACCCTCAGAAAAAATGGGATATCTTGGAAGTGTTACTAAAGCAAAAGAAAAACTAGAATCTTTATTTAAACTTGAAGTAGATCCCAAAACAGGCATTGCCACTCATGTATAACCTTAAAGATTAAAGCTAAGCTATAGTTTCTCTGAACTTCGACAAAGTTATTCTACTTATGAGTGACACCTTTGTCAAGCTGTGCTATAATGTATACAGGAATTAACACATAACATGCCCAAGAAAAGATCGGAGCACTATGTAAATAACAAAGAATTGCTAGATGCAATGGTGGAGTATCGTATCAAGTGCAAGAGAGCGAAAGAAAATGGCACTGCTCCTCCTCCGATCAGTAATTACTTGGGTGATTGTTTTTTAAAGATTGCAACACACCTCTCATACAAACCGAACTTCGTGAACTACATGTTCCGAGAGGACATGATCGGTGACGGAATTGAGAACTGCGTTCAGTATATACATAACTTTGATCCTGAAAAATCTAATAATCCGTTTGCATATTTCACCCAAATCATTTATTATGCATTCCTTCGTAGGATTCAAAAGGAGAAGAAGCAATTAGAAATCAAAACCAAGATCATTGAGAGAACTGGTTATGATCAAGTGATGGTTGTTGAGGATGGTGCAAACGGTCAAGCAAGTGATTATAATACGATCAAAGACAACATTCAATACAGGACAAGTCGATGACCGAACAGCAACAGGAAAATGAATACTGGCGCAAAAGACTTCGTGATTTAGAAAAAGGAAAAGAAAAGGATGAAGATCGGGATCATAACTGACCAGCATTTTGGTGCAAGAAAGGGCAGCAAACTCTTTCATGACTATTTTGCAAAATTTTACGATGGGACTTTTTTTCCTACGCTTAATCGAGAAGGTATCACAACTGTTATCGATATGGGCGATACTTTCGATAATCGGAGAAGCATTGATCTCTGGTCTCTCAAATGGGCTAAAGAGAATTACTACAATCGTCTCCGTGATATGGGAATCACTGTGTACACTGTTGTGGGTAATCACACAACCTATTACAAAAATAACAACTCAGTTAACACAATTGATTTACTTTTACGAGAGTATGATAATATCATCCCTATCACTGACTATGCTGAACATGTAATTGGTGGTACAAAGTTTGCATTCATCGCTTGGATTAACAAGGAGAATGAAGAGCAAACCATGAAGTCAATTAAAAAGAGTAAGGCAAAGGTCGCTGTTGGTCACCTTGAACTGAATGGGTTTGCTGCTTATCGTGGATTCACACAAGATCGTGGATATGAAGTTGACTATTTGAGAAAGTTTGATCGTGTGTTTAGTGGACATTATCACACCCGTAGTAACGACGGTCAAATTTTCTACCTTGGTAATCCTTACGAACTGTATTGGAATGATGTAAACGATCCTAGGGGATTCCACATCTTTGACACTGAGTCTTATGAACTGACTCCTGTCGATAATCCCAACCACATGTTCCATAACATCTATTACGAAGATACCCCTCATCAGATGTTCAATGCAGCAGAATATGCTGGAAAGATTGTGAAGTTAATCGTTCGTAAGAAAACCAAACCCAAAGAATTTGAGAAGTTTGTCGATAAACTCTATACCGTTGGTGTTGAGGAACTAAAAGTAATCGAGAACTTTGATTACAATCAAGGGTGGTTGCATAGCGAAGAAACCGAAATCAGTGAAGAAGAAAACACGATCTCTATCTTGAATAGATATATTGAAGAAGCAGAGGTTGAGATCGACAAATCAAAGATCAAAACTCTGTTCGGTTCTTTATACACAAAAGCGTGTGAAGTTGAGTAATGTTTCTTCTTTCGGAAAAAGATAAAAAGGACGAAGGTGCTTATGCCGTAAAGGATAAGAGTGGGGATAAAGTTCTCTTTATGTTTGAAGAAGAGGACGATGCTGAAAGATATGCCATGCAATTAGAAGAAGATCATGGTGTAGAAATGATGACTGTGGAAGTTGACGAAGAAGTTGCAATAAAAGCGTGCGAGCTGTATAATTACAAGTACACTATTATTACACCTGAGGATATTGTGATCCCGCCATCTCAAGATGATAACATTTGAAAAAATTAGGTGGAAGAATTTTCTTTCTACTGGCGATCAGTGGACTGAAATTTCTCTGAATAAATCTTCTACGACTCTGATTGTTGGAACTAATGGTGCAGGTAAGTCCACAATGCTCGATGCTTTGTGTTTCTCTCTGTTCAACAAACCATATCGTAAAATTAACAAACCCCAACTTGTAAATAGCACCAACGAAAAGGGGTGCCTAGTAGAAGTTGAGTTCTCTGTTGGTCCTAAGAATTATCTTGTTCGTCGTGGTATCAAACCTAATGTGTTTGACATCCTTGTGAACGGCGAGATGAGAAATAAGGAGGCAGATGATCGCTCTAACCAAAAGATTCTAGAAGAACAAATCCTCAAACTCAACTATAAGTCTTTTACTCAGATTGTGATTCTGGGTAGCAGCAACTTCGTGCCATTCATGCAGCTCGCCCAGGCGCACCGTAGAGAGGTCATCGAAGACCTTTTGGATATTCGTATCTTCTCTGCCATGAATAACATCCTCAAGGAGGAAATACGGCAGTCTAAGGAAGTCATCAAGAGTCTAACCTTGAAGAAAGAAAACATCAAGGATAAGATTAAGATGCAAGAAGGGTTCATTGAGGACCTGGAGAATCGTCACAAGACTAGAATCGAAGAAGATAAGTCTAAGATTGAAAAACTTACTCTTGATAGTAATCTTCTTAATGAAAAAAATGAGGATCTCTCTAAACAGATTGAATCTCTTTCTGTGGAGATGGAGGGTGTCAAGAATTCCACACAACAACTTCGCAAATTAGGTAATCTTAGAGGCAAAATCTCACAGAAAGTTACAACCATTACCAGAGAACATCAGTTCTTTACTGAGAATACGGTATGCCCAACTTGTACTCAGTCGATTGAAGAGGAATTCCGTCTAAATAAAATTAAAGACGCTCAAAATAAGGCAAAGGAACTCAAAGAAGGTTTCACAAAACTGGAGGAGTCGATAAAAGAGGAAGAGAACAGAGAGCGTCTTTTCACTAAACTGTCCTCGGAGGTTACTAGTCTAACGCATGACATTTCTCAAAACAATGTTCGGATTGCTGGGTATCAGCGACAGGTCGGAGATCTACAATCAGAAATTCAAATTCTTACCAGTCAGCTACAAAACAGAAATTCTGAGCATGAGAAGTTAGAAGGATTCAAGAATGATCTCCAAATAATCTACGGGAAACTTGCTGAAAAGAACGAGGAAGTAAAATACAACGATTTCGCGTACTCGCTCCTTAAGGACGGCGGAGTAAAAGCAAAGATAATCAAAAAGTATCTTCCTCTCATCAATAAGCAAGTTAACCGTTATCTTCAGATGATGGACTTTTATATTAACTTCCATCTTGATGAAGAGTTTAACGAGACCATTCAAAGTCCTGTTCACGACAAGTTCACCTATTCCTCGTTTTCTGAGGGGGAGAAGATGAGAATTGACCTGGCACTTCTTTTCGCTTGGAGAGAAGTTGCCAGGTTCAAAAACTCGGCAAACACAAATCTTCTCATCCTAGATGAAGTGTTTGACAGTTCACTTGATACTGTTGGTACAGATGAGTTTACCAAGATTATCAGGTATGTCATTCAAGACGCAAACACTTTTGTCATATCTCATAAAGGAGATATGCTAGATAAATTTAATAATGTAATTGAGTTCTCCAAGAAGGGTGGATTCTCTTACATGTCTGAAAAATCTTTGGTTAATGGATAATGTACATTGCGAAAAATGTTTTAAGTAAAGGTGACATCGATCAGTTATATGGTCACTTAATGGGAGAATCGATCTGGAAGATCGGTGGTGCCTATGCTGGCAGTGATGATCCTCTCACTCATTATCCAAGGGCAGTTGCCATGGATGCTAATGGTATCCACAGTCCCTTCCTTGCTGGATACTTCGTATCTCTGATGAGTAGGATTAGGGACCAGATTGAGGAAGAGTATGGATTTGTTCTTCCCGTTGGTGGTCTTGGTGCAGTAGGATTCAATGCACAGAGAAAGGGTAACATCTCTTTGTTCCATACTGACGGTGATGCTAAGGGAAAGTATACTTGGAGCATCGTTGGATTCTTATCACCTCAATGGGATCCTTCCTGGGGCGGAGAACTACAAATCGAAGATCGTATATATACTTTTGAACCTGGAGATTTTGTTGTGTTCAGATCAAATGAACTGCATGATGCTCTTCCGATCAAAGTAGATACTCCATTTTGGAGAGTGACGGTTGCTTGTATGATAAGATAAAAAGATTCTCTCGCATAGTGCCATGAACACTCCAAACTGGCAACACCACTCCAAGAAAGAACAAAAGCGCAAACTAAAACCACAAGCACTTCGCCAGGCAAAGGCGAGGCTAAGACACTTTAAAAAGTGTCACATGCAAACCTCTGGCAAACGCCAGGGGTTTTATAATAGGTGCATACAGGAGGAGATCCATGCTGCACGAAGTCAAAGGCAAACTTGCTAAACTGCTCGCTACTGAGAACCTGATCATCGAGCACCGCAATGTAGAGACCGCTCAGTTTGATGTCGTTCGTCGTGTCCTGACTCTCCCTGTTTGGAAGATCTCCTCTGAGGATGTGTATGATCTCCTCGTTGCACATGAGGTTGGTCATGCATTGTTCACTGACCCTCGTCCTTGGGATAAAGAAGAGAAGTGGAAGAATGTTCCTCAAAACTTTGTGAACATCACTGAGGATGCTCGCATTGAGAAATTGATCAAGCGTCGTTATGCTGGTCTGAGCAAAACTTTCTATCGTGGGTACTCCAATCTCCAAGATCAAGATTTCTTTGAACTGGAGGGAGAAGATCTTAACAAGTTCTCTTTCGCTGATCGCGTAAATCTCTGGTTCAAGATTGGTAATTACATCAAAGTCCCTGTTAAGAACGACAGGGAAATGCAAATCATTAATGCAGTTGCCAATGCAGAGTCCTTTGATGATGCTCTAGATGCTGCTCGTATGATTAGTGAGTATGCTGATGAGTTTACTTCGTCTGAAACCGAACCTGTCACCCCACCACAATCGTCTGCAACGGGTTCTGATGGTGGAGAGGGTATGCAATCAATGCCTCAGCAGCAGGAGACTCCTGCTGGCGATTCTGAGGACAGTGGTGAAGGAGAGGACAAGTCAGAAGAATCTGAGTCTGAAGAGGACGGTAACCTTTCAGAAGAAAACAACACTGCTGTCAATGAGAATGAAACTAAAACTGTTGACTCACTAGCAGATAAGTTGCGTGAACTTGCTGATACTAGTGACAACTTCATTTCATATGTTTCTATTCCTAGCATGGATATGGAGCATATTATTATTCCCACCAAAGAGATTCATGAGTATATTGAATCTGTTTGGGATGAGTGGAGGGGACGGTCTCTGGAATTTATTGAGCGTCTTGCTGGGATTCATCATGACAACTATGTCAAGTTCAAAAAAGAATCTGCAAAAGAAGTCAACTATCTTGTGAAAGAATTTGAATGTAAGAAGTCTGCTGCTGCATATGCTCGTGCTACTACTTCTCGCACTGGTGTTCTTGACTGTTCCAAACTTCATACCTACAAGTACAATGAAGACCTCTTCAAAAAAGTAACCGTCATTCCTGACGGCAAGAATCATGGTCTGGTATTTGTGCTTGACTGGTCTGGATCTATGGCGGATGTTCTTGTCTCTACTCTCAAGCAACTGTATAACTTGATCTGGTTCTGTAGGAAGGTTGGTATTCCATATGATGTATTTGCTTTCACTAATGAGTGGAATTACAGGGCAAAGGAATTTCCCACTCTTCCTCTTGAGGAAGACAAATTTCATATTGGAGATTCTTTTTCTATGATGAATATTCTCACTAGTAAGGTGAGTAATGCTGTTGCTGAACAGCAAATGAAGAACATTTGGAATATTGCACATTCATTCACTGATTATTCTGGGGTTTGTCCTCCTCGGATGTATCTTTCTGGCACTCCTTTGAATGAAGCACTGCTAACTCTTCATAAAATTATTCCTAGTTTCAAGAAAATGCATGGTCTTGAAAAGGTTAATTGTGTTATTTTGACTGATGGTGAAGCATCTCCACTTTCTCGTACTGTAATGCTTCAGCGTAACTGGGAAGGAGAAGCACAGATTCGTAATCGTCGGTGTACTGATCAAACTTTCTTGCGTAATCACAAGACTGGAGAAATTACTCGTCTGTCAATGATCTATCACCTTTTCACCAAAGCACTCCTTGATGATCTTAAGTCAACATTTTCCGAAGTTAACTTTGTTGGGTTCCGTATCATTGGACCTGGATGTAGTTACAACTCTATGATCTACTCTTATATTCCTGAGTACTTGGATCAAGAGAAAGCTCGTACTCAATGGAAGAAAGAAAAATCCTTCACCATTAAGGATTATGGATATAATTCTTACATTGTTCTTGGCAATCAAGTTCTTTCTCAAAGTTCTGAATTTGAAGTATCTGATGATGCATCTAAGTCTCAAATTAAGAGTGCTTTTAGGAAGTCTCTAGCGAATAAGAAAATGAACAAGCGTGTGTTGAACGAGTTCATTGCGTTGGTCGCCTGACAAACTGTCCACAGGGGGTCGGTGAACCACCACCCCCACGCTATAATGTATACATACCAAAGGAAATCTAATGTCTCGCTTGACTTCTGAACACCTGATCAACTCTCTCCGTGATTCCTTCGGAGACCACATCACTGCTGCTGATGTCCGTGGGTATTGTGCTGCCCAAGGTATTTCTTATCCCACCGCCACCAAGAAACTTGAGCAATTCAAAGTTAAGCGTGGTGTTTGGGACCTTACCGTTCGGGAACAAATGGAGCAAACCTACCAGTCACCTGCTGCAATTGTTCCTGCTCAGGAACAACAAAATCTCGTACCTCAAAAAGATGATACCTTCGTCAAGTTTGGTAACTTTGCAGATATTAAAAAGATTATTCAGTCTGGTATCTTTTACCCTGCTTTTATCACTGGTCTCTCTGGTAACGGTAAGACCTTTAGCGTAGAGCAGGCATGTGCTCAACTAAATAGGGAGCTCATTCGTGTGAACATCACCATTGAGACTGACGAGGATGATCTTATTGGTGGGTTTCGTCTTGTTAATGGCGAAACTGTCTGGCATAATGGACCCGTCGTGGAGGCTCTTTCACGCGGAGCTGTGCTGCTTCTAGACGAAATCGACCTTGCTTCCAACAAGATCCTGTGCCTGCAATCTATTCTGGAAGGTAAGGGTGTCTTCTTGAAGAAAATCGGTAAGCAAGTGACTCCTGCTGCTGGTTTCAATGTCATTGCTACTGCCAATACCAAAGGTAAGGGTTCTGATGACGGTCGTTTCATTGGCACTAATGTTCTGAACGAAGCATTCCTAGAGCGTTTCCCTGTGACCTTTGAGCAGGAGTATCCGACTCCTAAGACCGAACAGAAAATCCTTGAAGGTATTTCTCTGGATCTTGGTATGGAAGATCGTGATTTCTGTAAGCGTCTGACTGACTGGGCAGACATCATTCGTAAGACTTTCTACGATGGTGGCGTTGATGAAATCATCTCTACTCGTCGTCTTGTTCACATTGTTCGTGCATTCTCCATCTGGAATGACAAGCAAAAAGCAATTGAAGTTTGCTTGAATCGTTTTGACGATGAGACCAAGAGTGCTTTCCTTGACCTTTACGATAAAGTTGATGCAGATGTCGATTTCGCAAAACCTGTGGAAGGAGTACAAGAAAGTTCTGTGGGAGACCTTTCCTGATGCTGATTAATCCTTTTGGTCCTTCACTATATGTCGCAGATATATCTGAGGAGTTTCTTTCCTTCCTTAAAGAAGGTGCTCAGAATTCTGTAGATGCAAGTCACATATCCGATCTGGCAGGAAACATAGTAAATCAAAGAACTGCTGTACTGCAACCAAATACTTTTGTTGATTACATCTATCCTCATATAAAAGAATATGTTGATAGTAACTTCAAAAGATATGGTGACAGAGAACCACCCGATTCGATTTCATATGATCTTGGAAATGGTCCTTGGATTAACTATCAAAAGAAGCATGAGTTTAATCCAATACATGTTCATGATGGAGTTCTCAGTGCAGTAATATTCATTGACATTCCAGAAGAAATAGAAAAAGAACATGTCTTCTGGGAAGACAAAACAAATTGTCCTTCTCCTGGAATGTTGGAATTTGTTTATGGTCCTAAGAGTTTTATGTCGAACGGATCGTACAAAATTACTCCAAAGACGGGACAGATATTCGTCTTCCCTGCAGATCTAAAGCATTGCGTGTATCCCTTTACAAGTGATGTAACTCGAATTACAATGAGTTTCAATATTTTTGATTTGCAATTTCATTGAGGAGATGCTACAATGACAGCATGGTCTTTTTTATACGACGAAATGTACGGTCCTGAAGACGAACAGGCATTTATTGCTGCCAATGGCGGTTACGAATGGACTCCTGCTTCTAACAGTCCTGATTACGCAACAGCTGTTGAACTTAAGATTACAACCCCTAACAACTCTGTGTACAAATACAATGAAGACAAAATCCTTCAAGAAGTGAAGGATTATATTAGTGAGACCTATCGTGCTCACTATAACTCTGGCAGCGGCACTCAGACTCTTGATCTGATTGACTCCTGTGGAGATGCTGCTGCTTTCTGCCGTAGCAATATTTTAAAGTATGCATCCCGCTACGATAAGAAGGGATCTGCTAAAATGGACATCAAGAAGATCATTCACTATGCTGTTCTTCTTTATCACTTCGCTGGACTAGACAAGGAGACTACTGAGCGTGGATATGAAACTTTCTGAAAAAACTATTGACCTTCTCGAAAACTTTTCTTCTATTAACCAGTCTATTCTGGTGAAGAAAGGATCTAAACTTCGCACTATCTCGGTGATGAAGAACATTCTCGCAGAAGCAGATATCGACGAGAACTTTGAAAAGGACTTTGGTATCTATGACCTACCTCAGTTCCTGAACGGTGTGGGTCTGATGAACGATCCTGACATCGACCTCAAGCATGACTCTTACATGATCATCCGTGAGGGTAAGACTACTAAGGTCAAGTTTGCCTTTGCTGATCCTGAGGTCATTATCACTCCTCCCGAGAAAGCAATCACTCTTCCTTCTCAAGATGTTTGCTTCCAACTTGAAAGTGCTCAACTGCAGAAACTGCTGAAGGCATCCTCTGTCTACCAGTTGCCTGACCTTGCTGCTGTTGGTGACGGCGAAACCATCACCCTGATGGTTCGTGATAAGAAGAACGATAACTCTAATGAGTTTGCCCTGACCGTTGGTAAAACTGACAAGACCTTTGAATTCAACTTCAAGATCGAGAACATTAAATTGATTCCTGGTTCTTATGATGTTGTAATCTCTAAGAAATTGCTTTCCAAGTTCACCAATCACAGTTACAACCTTGACTACTACATCGCACTTGAACCCGACTCAACTTACGAAGGTTGACTTATTCACAGTTTCAGTCTTTCACTTCAATGTAAAAGAGTGGGCAAAAGAACGGGATCATATCTTAGGTATGATCCCCGAAACAAACAATGCAGAAAAGCATATCAAGTACACTGACTACTTTGAGTTCAAAACACCAGAGTATCAAGATGCTGTTATTAAAATTGTAGAACCATATCTCTCAGAATTTCATAAAATTGCTGAGTATAAGTTCAAAGGCATTGCAAATATGTGGTGCCAAAAGTATAGTGCAAGAGATTATCATACTCCACATGATCATGGATGTATGGGGTATTCGTGTGTTTTGTATGCTAAAATGAATGCAGAACACCCGAGCACTCTCTTCTTCTCGCCATTCAATGACGAGACAGGAACTCACCAGTGTTCTTCTTTTCCTTGTAGTGAAGGGGACATGGTAATTTTCCCATCGAACCTAATGCACATGGCACCACCGCATGACAGCGAAGAGGAGCGTGTGATTATTTCATTCAATTTGATATGAAACTAATTGATAAGAATGACTCTCGGTATTTTACTGAGACATCCAAGGATCCTTATCTCCGTCATCGTTATAAAGTAGTCAAAGCTGATGGTGACTTTATAATCTTTGATAACTGGGAAGATACCCAGGTATTATGGTGGAATATGCCTCCATCGTTTTTGTCCCACATTGAGGTTCTTGATAATGCGTAGTGATTTTCTCTGGGTCGAAAAGTATCGCCCCAAAACTATTGATGAGTGCATCCTTCCCGAATCAACTAAGAAAACATTCAATGATTTCCTAGCACAGGGAGAGATTCCTAACCTGCTTCTTGCGGGTCCTGCTGGTTGTGGCAAGACCACCATTGCTCGTGCTTTGTGTGAGCAACTCAACTGTGACTACATTATTATCAATGGATCCGATGAAGGGAGATTTCTCGATACTGTACGGAATCAAGCAAAGAACTTTGCTTCGACCGTCTCACTTTCTTCAGATGCACCTCACAAGGTCATCATTATCGACGAGGCTGACAACACCACCCACGATGTACAGCTCCTCCTACGGGCTAATATTGAGGCGTTTTATGGCAACTGTAGATTCATCTTCACTTGCAACTACAAAAACAAAATCATTGAACCCCTTCACTCCCGTTGTGCAGTCGTTGAGTTTTCTATCAACGGAACCCAAAAACCTGCAATCGCAGCATCCTTCTTCAAGCGTCTCCAAGAAATCTTGGTTGCAGAAGGTGTTGAATATGATAACAAGGTCTTGGTAGAACTTGTCAATAAGCACTTCCCTGATTGGCGTCGTGTGCTCAATGAGTGCCAGCGTTACTCGGTCGGGGGTAAGATTGACTCTGCTATTCTCGCTTCCTTTGGAGATGTAAAAGTAAATGATCTCATTCAAAAACTTAAGCAAAAGGACTTTCAGTCTGTCCGTAAGTGGGTCGTTTCTAACCTGGATAATGATCCTGGTGTACTTCTGCGGCGTGTTTACGATGCTCTTTACAGCACCCTTGAAGGCCCTTCTATTGCTGCTGCCGTGCTCATTATTGCTAAGTATCAGTATCAGATCGCATTTGTTGCCGACCAGGAGATCAACCTCCTCGCGGCGTTGACTGAAATTATGGTAGAGTGTAACTTTAAATGATTAATATATTTGGCAATCAAGAATTTAAGCCATTGGTTAAAAATGGCACTGTTATTCCAAATTATTATGTTTCTGAGGATGGTAGAGTTGCTAACTTGAAGACAAACAAATTGATGAAGGTAAGAAATATTATTTCTAAAAGAAGTGATAGATTAGAGTCTCAATTTCTTAGTCTTACTATCCCAGATAATTTATTTGATGATTATCAATATCATCAAAAAAATAAACATACGCAATCATTTTCACTTACTGTTCACAGAGCAGTAATGGAAACTTGGAGACCCATCGATCAACATCCTCCTGCATCTTTAAAAGATACTTGGAATGATGTGCCCGAAGAATGGCGTCAGTGGGTTCGAGATACGGCATATGTTGATCATATTGATGATGACCCCACAAATAATCATGTAGATAATTTGAGGTGGGTAACACCAAGGCAAAATTCTCATCATGTAAAAAAGCAACAAGGTGTGTGATGAAGAGGGATCATCAATAAAACCTTATAAATAACCACGAGTTCACATACAGTGGACCAACAGACACACACAGAATAGGAGAGTGTTATGGCTAACCCATATGAATTGCGCTGGGATCTTTTCCAGAACGCAGAATCGCGTCTAGTAAATCGATATCACGCAGCCGAAAGTCGTTGGGACAGGTTGACAGAACAAGGAGTGGATGCTGGAGAGTATCCGACCTACCCAACAGAACAAGAAATTTTTGAACTCGCAACCGCGATGAAGAAATTCATTGAGGGGAATTGAGATGTCTAGAATTATCTCTCAACTGATGCCTCCTCTTTTGGAGGAAGAACTTGTCACAGGAATGGACTGGAAAAACTCTGACACGATCTTTTCAGGAAAAAGTGCAGAGAGTATCATCGCTAGTTACTTACTCAGGAATAAAATCAATTTTGCAGAACCAGCAATTGATCAAGGAAATGATTTCTGGGTAGAGGACAACGGAACTATTAAACGAGCACAAGTCAAGAAAGTAGTCTTCAAGATGAAACTTGATGTTGCTGCAAGTAAGAAAAGGGGGTTTGAAATTCGTCGTCCAACTTTTGATTTTAGATTCCAGTCTGCTGGTTCAAAGAAATCAAATGTGAATACTGGGAGAAAGTTTTATGGCCCCAATGACATTGATGTTTTCTATCATGTTTTGTGGACACCACTCAGAGAACTGATCTTTAAGATCGATTCTGATCAAGTTCCCTTGGATGAGAATGGGCATTTTTTGCAGGCAAAGAGTGCTGCATTTGATAGGTCATTTACTCAGAGGAAAGTCTCTGAGATTAACTATGCATCAGTATTGCTTTCTGCCAAGTATGATGTTAAAATTATACAAGAAAACCCTGATTTCTTTTTCCCGCAGAGTCAGAAAACCGTAATGGACTTCTTTGAATGAAATCTTTGAAAACTCCTCTTCGTTATCCTGGCGGTAAGTCCCGTGCTGTCCAGAAACTTTTTTCGTATATACCTGACAAGGAGTATGATGAGTTCAGGGAACCGTTCCTAGGTGGCGGTTCCTTCGCCCTGGAATGGACGAAGAGGTATCCTAACACCTCCGTATGGGTAAATGATCTCTACGAACCTCTGGTGAACTTCTGGCAGCAACTCCAGATGTTTGGTGTAGAGATGCGTAATGAATTGAATCAACTTAAGCATCGTCATATTGATCATGGAAGTGCAAGATCGCTATTCCTTGACGCCAAAGAATATCTTGCTAGACCTTTGGAGGACTCTGAAAATTTCCACCGTGCTATTTCCTTCTATATTGCTAATAAGTGTTCTTTCTCAGGTCTTACTGAATCCAGCTCCTTTTCCAAGCAAGCAAGTGACTCTAATTTCTCCTTCAGGGGAATCGACAAACTGCCACTCTACTCAGAACTAATTAAGAACTGGACTATCACAAACTACTCTTATGATTATCTGCTGGACGATTCTCCAGATCTGACCTTTGGCAAAGTGGACCAAAATATTTTTGTTTATCTTGATCCTCCATATGACATCAAGGACAATCTTTATGGTCGTAAAGGATCGATGCACAAAGGATTTGATCACGACAAGTTTGCAAAAGACTGTGACGAATGTAAACTAGATACTCTTGTAAGTTACAACTCTAGTCAACTCGTTAAAGATCGGTTCACTAACTGGAAAGCATCTGAGTTTGATCTCACCTACACGATGCGTTCGGTTGGACAGTATATGCGGGAACAGCAAGAGCGTAAAGAATTAGTTCTAGTAAACTATTAACATGAAAGTAATTGGTGTATATGGTGCCCTAGATTGGGACGCGAATGATTTTAATAAACCCAACACATACATTCATGATGCTGGAGCAACTCTCTTCGTCGATGGTAAGCATGTAAGATCCATCAATGAGGAGAGACTAACTCGTATTAAGGATGAAGGTAATTACCCACGCAAATCTATTGAATATGTGTTGGGTGAGTATACGCCAGAAGATATTGATATTGTTTGTTATGTTCCATCTTTTCCAGAAATAAGTAACGAGCAACTAGTAGACCATACTGCCAAGAGAATGCTCAGGGAGTCTTTCCCTAACGCAGAAGTGTGGATGTTGTCCCACCACCTTTGTCATGCAGCATCTGCGGTCTTTACTGCTCCATTTAACTGCGGTAGTTTTATGACTATCGATGGTCTTGGTAGTGGACTGTGGGACTTTGCTAGTGGAATGCTTCGCGGTGGCGAAAATAATAGCATTGGATATTTTGATAAGAAGAAAAGGATGTTCAGGTTCTTCAGAGGGACTGGAGATCTTGGTATGAACTCTTTCGGAGAGTATTACTGCAATATGTCAAAGTACATCTATGATGAAAAGCATAGAGAACTGATGCGTCAGGAATCCGATCTTCCTGAGGATGTATTCAAAAATATTCAGTTTGCTCAGAACTTTGATGTTACTCCTAAAGAGGGTAAGATCATGGGTCTCTCTGCTTATGGTGATGATCTAGGACAAGAAGCTCCTGTTTGTTTTTCTTCCGAGTTTCCTAAGTCAATGTTTGATATTGATCGCTGGGAGTTTGGATTGCCAGAAGTTCATTTTTATGATTATGAAATCATATGGAACTATCTAAAGGGTTCTCCAGAAGATAAAGCATTCTATGTTCAGCATTGGTTTGAGAGAGCATTAGTTTATTTCGTCAGAAAAGCACAGGACGAAGGATATCTTGAGGAAGATCACTGCTTCGCTGGTGGATGTTTCTTAAACATTACTACGAATACTTTACTCAAACCTCTGTTTAGAAACCTACACATCCCTCCATACACCAACGACTCTGGAATTCACTTTGGAGCAGCTGCATGGGGTTCATATAAAATGAATCAAACTATTGAGATGCCAGCAAACATTGCTTTGCTTGGCAAGTCTTATGATGATTTTGTTCCTGAAGAAACTAATTGTGAATATTACGAAGACTTTGATGAACTGTGTGAGGTTATCGCTCATGAATTGGATCGGGATAAGATTGTGGGGTGGTTCCAAGGTCGCTCTGAGCATGGTCCTAGAGCATTAGGATCCAGATCTCTGCTGATGAGTCCTAAGAAAGCAGAGAATAAAAGCATTATGAATGATAGAGTTAAGAAAAGGGAGTATTGGCGTCCGTTTGCTGGTATAATGTTAGAGGAGTATGTTGATGAATATTTCGACGAGGGTATGACTACTCCATATATGTTGTACTCTCAGACATCTATCACCAAGAAACTCCCCGCTATTTCTCACAGGGACAATACCTGTCGTATTCAGACTGTGAATGATGAATTGAATCCTAGATTGTGCCAGTTGCTTCGTAAACTTGAGGTTCCTGTTTTGATGAACACCTCTTTCAATCTCAGTGGCGAACCAATTGTTGAAACTCCAGAGGATGCTATCGCATCATTCAAGAAAATGGACATTGATTATCTCGTTATTGGCAACTACCTGCTATGGAACTGAAAGACTGGTTGAACTCTATCAACATGAACAAACAGGATCTCAGTGAAGATCCTGAGGCATGCAAGAAGTATCCTGCTTACATCGTAAATCGTTGTATGTCTGGTCATATTGATGCAATCTTGTTTGCTAATGAGATGAACAAGAATACGCATCTCAGTAAAGATATGCAATACCACTTCATGCTACATAGTCTCAGGAAAAGAAAACGGTTTTCTCCCTGGTTGAAGCAAGAAAAGATTGCTGATCTTGAGGTAGTGAAAAAATACTACGGGTACAGTAACGAAAAGGCGCAGCAAGCACTTAAGATTCTTTCTCCAGAGCAAATTAAATTTATCCATAATAAAATGGACACTGGTGGGATTAAAAAATGAAAGTCTTGAGCATTGATATAGATTACTCATTTCCTACTGTAGATGAATGGCCAAATGAAGATAATGAGATGTTCTCTGAGTGGCATCCATATACGAAATGGTATTATTATTTTCTGAGGTATCCTTTTTTAAATACAAGGGAAAAGATAATCGATGAAAAATGCTTAGATTATCTTATTGAAACATTTACGAGGGCGCTTTCTTCTAGTCCAAACGCCCATGTCTGGTTTGGAATGGATCATGATTATATCCTTAAATATCTTCATGACAAGAATGATATTGAGATTGTTAACATTGATCACCATGATGATTTTCTTGCTGGATGTTATGTGAATCCAGAAGATGCTGATAACGAACATCTTCATATGGCAGGATACCTTACTGAATATGCCATGGCAAAAGCATATGGAAAGGTAGATGAGGGTAGTTGGGGATCATATCTTCACTCTCAGGGTAGGTTGAAGAACATGATTTGGATTAGAAACAATGATGGCAAGGCAGTAGAGGATACTCGCACACCATACAATCAATTCATCTGCGAAAATATTGGCACACCTTGTAAGTGGGAGACAATGTTTGCTGAAGAATATGATCATGGAGATTATCAATACGATGCGATCTTTGTTTGTCTCTCTCCAGCATATTTTCCACCAAGTCAATGGGGATTATTCAGTCTTTTCTTAGGAATCTATGAAGATTTCACTGGTAAGAGCTGTAAACTAGAAGAATTCTGGGATAAAAAGTGGATGAATAAAATGGGATATGGTAAAGCAAAGCAGATACTTCAAGAATCTCTAGAAGAAGTCAAGAAAAGTTTTGCTAAATAATAAAAACATTTTTGATATATTGAGATGAGTGTCGTTGTTGAACCGACCGTTGACTGGTCGCCCGAGAAGATGATTGAAGTTTCTCTGAGTGAACCTGATGATTTCCTGAAGGTGCGAGAAACACTAACCAGAATCGGTGTAGCATCTAGAAAGGAAAAGAAACTCTATCAATCTTGCCATATTCTTCACAAGCAAGGTAGATACTACATCGTTCATTTCAAAGAGTTGTTTGCTCTTGATGGTAAGAAAGCAAACCTCACTGTCAACGATGTTCAGCGTCGTAACAGAATTTCTCAACTGCTTGCTGATTGGGGATTGATTACTGTTGTTGATGCTGAGAAGATTCAGGACATTGCTCCTCTCAACCAAATTAAAGTTCTCTCTTACAAAGATAAGAACAACTGGGTTCTTGAAACAAAATATAACATTGGTCGCAAGACTAAGGTAGAAGGAGAAGAAACCGCATAAATAATTCGTCGCTCTTTCGTGCGCGACTCTATACATACGGAATATACGCTACTTTATGGGGGGTTAACCGACCCCCCTTTTTAATGCAAACTTATATAATTAGTAATGTACGCCGAAAGGGTACACACAACACAATCTCGCTTTAAAAAGGAGAAGTTAAATGACTAACCTTACAAGGTATCATGCTGCGGATTTGCCTGCTTTGCTGGACAAAATTACCCGCAATAGCATTGGAATGGATGATTACTTTGATCGTATCTTCAAACTACACGAAACAACTTCCAATTATCCCCCATATAACCTCATCAATATCAGCAACACAGAATGTAAGCTGGAGCTCGCCTTAGCAGGATTTAAGAAGGCAGAGGTATTTGTCTATACGGAGTCTGGTAAACTCTTCGTAGAGGGGCAGAAGGAGGACAAGGAGACCGCTACAGACTACTTGCATAAAGGATTGGCGCAGAGATCCTTTACGAGGGTTTGGACGCTCTCTGATGAGACGGAGGTAAGGGATGTGACATTTGAGGATGGACTATTGACAGTGACTTTGGGAAAAATTATTCCAGAGCACCACCACCGTAAGGACTGGTTCTAAATATCGGGGGGTTGATCACCCCCCTTTTTCATGCTATACTACTAAGAGGTAAAAAGTGTACTATGTCGGTTAGAGTTGCTGTGATTGGCGATGATCAAATCATTGCTGATATTAAAGAAATGATTGATCCTGAGGATAAGACCCGTCAATACATTTTCAACAACCCATATCGTGTCATTTTGCAACCAACGATGACACTTATGGAAGATGCGAGCGGAGAACCTCCCAACACCTCCCAAGTTTCTCTTGCTACTTGGCAACCGCTTACATCTGATACAATGTTTATTGTAAATCCAAGCACTGTTCAGACAGTATTTGAACCAGTTGTGGATCTTAAAAACATGTACAAGGAGTTGATTGATGCCCTCAACTAAAATTATCGTCCTCAAAGAAGACTATAAATGCCTCATCGCTGGTGTCGAAGAGGTTTATGGTGCTGATATTGGCGAACCAGATTGCGAACTTACGAATCCTTATGAGTTCATTCCTCAAGATGAGGACTATGATGGTCCATATAAAGATCGTCTGAAACCATGGACTATAATGAAGTTGAGTTCTCAGAAAAAGTGCAGAATCCAAAGTGATACGATTCTAACTCTGGTTGATCCAGAATCTTTCATCCTTCAGGCATACAACGAACTTCTTGGTTAATGAAATTCTATACTAATGTACAAATGATCGGGGACCAATTCCTCGTTCGTGGTTATGAAAATGGTGAGTACATTCAGTTTCGTGAAAAATATCAACCCACTCTTTTTGTTCCTGCAAAGAAAGAGACCTTCTACAAAACTCTCGATGGTGATTATGTCGAACCCATTAAACCTGGGTTTGTCTCAGACTGTCGGGAGTTTTTAAAGAAGTATAGTGAGGTAGAAAACTTTAAGATCTATGGCAATGAGAGGTTTATCTATCAGTATATCTCTGATAAGTATCCTCAAGAACAAATTGACTTTGATATCAGTAAGATTCGTCTTGTAACGGTCGATATTGAGACTCGTTCTGAGAACGGATTCCCCGATGTTGAGTCTGCTGACCAGGAAATCCTGCTCATTACCATCCAAGATTACAACACAAAGGAGATCACTACCTGGGGTCAAGGTCCATTCAAGATCAAACAGGACAATGTTCGCTACATTCAGTTTAACAATGAGCGTGATCTGCTGAATGATTTCATCAACTGGTGGATGGCAAATACTCCAGATGTCGTGACTGGTTGGAACATCCAACTGTTCGATATCCCGTTTATTACCAAGCGTATTGACCGTGTTCTTGGCGAGAAACTTGCCAAGAGACTGTCTCCTTGGGGATTAGTGTCCCAGAAAGAAGTATTCATCAAGGGTCGCAAGCAGATTTTCTATGACATTGGTGGCATCACGCAACTAGATTACCTTGATTTGTATAAGAAATTTACTTATACAAACCAGGAATCATATCGTCTTGACCACATTGCTAATGTAGAACTCGGTCAGAAAAAACTCGATCACTCTGAGTTCGATACCTTCCAAGAGTTCTATACTAACGGTTGGCAGAAGTTTGTTGAATATAACATCATCGATGTGGAGCTCGTAGACCGTCTTGAGGACAAGATGAAGTTGATCGAGCTCGCCCTGACTATGGCATATGATGCCAAAGTTAACTATAATGATGTCTTCTATCAGGTTCGGATGTGGGATACCATCATCTATAACTACCTGAAGAAGAAAGGAATTGTCATTCCTCCTAAAGAACAGACTGATAAGGATGAAAAGTATGCGGGGGCGTATGTTAAGGAACCGAATCCTGGGGTATATGATTGGGTGGTTAGTTTTGATCTCAATTCCCTGTATCCTCATCTTATTATGCAGTACAACATCTCCCCTGAAACCCTCATCGACGAACGGCATCCCACTGCATCTGTTGAAAGGATCCTGAAGGAAGAAATCAACTTTGAGATGTACAAGGATTATGCTGTTTGTGCTAACGGTGCCATGTACCATAAGAACAAGAAGGGATTTCTCCCAGAGTTGATGGAGAAAATGTATGGTGAGCGGGTCATTTTTAAAAAGCGGATGCTCAAAGCCAAGCAGGAGTATGAGAAGACGCCTACTGATGCACTTAAAAAGGAGATCGCCAGATGTAACAACATTCAAATGGCGAAAAAGATTTCTCTTAACTCTGCTTATGGTGCTATTGGTAATCAATACTTCAGGTATTTCAAACTAGCAAACGCAGAAGCAATCACTCTGTCTGGTCAGGTCTCGATTCGCTGGATCGAGAACAAAATGAACGAATATCTAAATAAACTTTTGCAGACGGAGAGCGAGGATTATGTCATCGCTAGCGATACCGACTCAATCTATCTTAATCTTGGACCTCTTGTTACTAAATTTTTTAGTGCTAAGTCTGGCGACAAAACAGCAATTGTGGGGATACTTGACAAGATCTGCCAAGAAAAGCTGGAACCATTCATCGAATCCAGTTATCAGGAACTTGCGGATTATGTTTCGGCATATGAACAGAAGATGAGCATGAAGCGGGAGAATATTGCTGACCGTGGTATTTGGACCGCAAAGAAACGCTACATCTTGAATGTTCACAACAGTGAAGGAGTTGCATATTCAGAACCAAAACTTAAAGTTATGGGTATTGAGGCAGTGAAATCCTCTACCCCTGCACCCTGCCGTCAAATGCTTAAGGAATCTTTTAAAATCATGATGTCTGGGTCAGAAGATGATATGATTGACTACATAGATCAGTGCCGTAGCAAGTTCAAAAAACTTGCTCCTGAGGAAATTTCCTTTCCAAGATCTGTGAGTGAAGTTACGAAGTACAAATCTACTTCTGACATTTATATCAAAGGTACTCCCATACATGTTCGGGGCGCACTTCTGTTCAATCACTACATCAAGAAAGAAAAACTTACCAACAAGTATTCGCTGATCCAAAATGGAGAGAAGATTAAGTTCTGCTATTTGAAGAAACCAAATATCATTCACGAGAATGTTATTTCGTTCATTCAGGATTTTCCAAGAGAACTTAATATCTCCAAGTATGTTGATTATGACTTGCAATTTGACAAGGCATTCTTAGAACCTCTTAAGATTATCCTAGATGCTATTGGATGGTCTGTAGAGAAAACTGCAAACCTAGAAATGTTTTTCTCATGAACGAATATGTTTACTCCGATGGAGAATCTAAACAGGACAAATGGAATAGGGGTCTAGATCTTTTTATTGAGTCTGTTCTTAAACCAGATAGCAAATTGCGTCAGTGCGCCCACAATCAAAAGTGCTACCATGAACTTATGGATGTTCGTGAGAATGTGCTAGAATACCTGAAGACTTTGCGTTGGAATTGAATGGATTTTCTTAAAGACATTGTGAAAGAGATTGGTGATGATTACACCAAACTCGCTAGTGAAATTGAGGAAAGTGAATCATATGTTGACACAGGTTCGTACATTTTTAATTCACTTGTCTCAGGTAGTGTATTTGGCGGTGTATCTAGCAATAAGATTACTGCTATTGCTGGAGAGTCTAGTACTGGAAAGACTTTCTTTTCTCTCGCTGTGGTTAAGAATTTTCTTGATTCTGACCCCAATGCTTATTGTCTCTATTTTGATACTGAAGCTGCTATCACCAAGTCCTTACTCGAATCTAGAGGTGTTGACACATCTAGGTTAGTCGTTGTCAATGTTGTAACTATTGAAGAGTTTCGTGGTAAAGCACTCAAGGCAGTAGACATTTACTTAAAAAAACCTGTAGATGAGCGTAAACCTTGTATGTTTGTGCTAGACTCTCTTGGGATGCTATCCACCGAGAAGGAAATCACAGACGCTCTCAATGATAAACAAGTTCGGGATATGACCAAATCTCAACTTGTCAAAGGTGCGTTCCGTATGCTTACTCTTAAGTTGGGTCAAGCAAACATTCCCATGATTGTTACCAACCATACCTATGATGTCATCGGAGCTTATGTGCCTACAAAAGAAATGGGTGGAGGTAGTGGACTCAAGTATGCTGCTTCTACAATCATCTATCTCAGCAAAAAGAAAGAGAAGGATGGAACAGAAATCGTCGGAAACATTATCAAGGCAAAGACTGCTAAGTCTCGTTTGAGTAAGGAAAACAAAGATGTGGAAGTTCGTCTTTACTACGATGAGCGTGGTCTTGATCGTTATTATGGTCTTCTTGAACTCGGTGAGATCGGTGGACTTTGGAAGAATGTCGCAGGACGGTACGAGATTGATGGCAAAAAAGTCTATGCCAAACAAATCTATAAAGAGCCAGAAAAATATTTTACTTACGAAGTAATGCAGCAACTCGATGAGATTGCTAAATCTGAATTTAGTTATGGTGCCTAATGAATGATCGTATTGAACTCACTATCCTTAGAAATCTTGTTCACGATGAAGAGTTTCTAAGGAAAGTCCTTCCCTTTATTGACCCTGAATATTTTCAGGAGCGTGTTGAAAAAATTGTCTTTGAGGAGATTACTTCTTTTGCTCAGGAATATGACAAGATTCTTACTCCTGAGATCCTTAGTATTGAAATTCAGAATAGGGGAGATCTTTCTGAGCAAGAGTTCAAAGACGCTCTTAAACTGGTTGAAATTCTTCGTGAGGCAGAGACTCACACTCAATGGTTACTTGACGCCACTGAAAAGTGGTGTCGTGATCGTGCCATTTATTTGGCACTAATGGAATCAATTCAAATTGCAGACGGCAAAGATTCCAAGAAAACTAGAGATGCAATCCCTAGCATTCTGTCGGATGCACTTGCAGTCTCGTTTGATAATCACATTGGACATGATTATCTTGAAGACTATGAGCAACGCTACGAATCTTATCACAAACGGGAATCAAAGATCCCGTTCGACCTTGAGTACTTTAACAAGATTACGAAAGGCGGTCTCCCTAATAAAACACTTAACATTGCTCTGGCTGGCACAGGCGTTGGTAAGTCTTTGTTTATGTGTCATGTCGCAAGCTCGGTGCTATTACAGGGCAAGAATGTCTTATACATCACGCTTGAAATGGCTGAAGAGAAAATTGCAGAAAGAATTGATGCTAATCTGCTTGATGTTAACATCAGAGATCTAGTGGAACTTCCTCGTCAGATGTTCGAGACAAAAGTAGCAAAAGTTGCTGCAAAGACTCAAGGTACTCTTATAATTAAAGAATACCCAACTGCATCTGCCCATGCAGGACATTTCAAATCTCTTCTCAACGATCTGGCACTCAAGAAATCTTTTCGTCCTGATATTATTTTCATCGATTACCTTAATATATGCGCTTCCTCACGCTATCGCGGGGCGATTGGTGTCAATTCATATAGCTATATCAAGGCTATTGCTGAAGAACTTAGAGGACTTGCTGTCGAAGCAGAGGTCCCTATCGTATCTGCCACCCAGACCACTCGTTCTGGTTATAGTAGCAGTGATGTTGACATCACTGACACTAGCGAGTCCTTTGGGCTCCCTGCTACTGCTGATCTTATGTTTGCCCTTATTTCATCTGAAGATCTTGAAGGACTCGGGCAAATTATGGTGAAGCAGTTGAAGAACAGGTACAACGATCCAACAGTAAACAAGAGATTTGTTGTGGGTATTGACAGGGCAAAGATGAGACTGTATGATTGTGAACAGTCTGAAGGCGGAAGTCTTCATGATAGTGGAAACGAAGAGAATGCAGAAGCATTTGTGAAGACTAACAAGTTTGAGGGATTTAAGTTTGATTAGATCAGCAAATAAAATTTGGAATCAAATCTCTGAGGTTAACAACTTAGAGTTTGAATACCTGCTGTTGGATGGCAAAGTTCCTGTTCTTGTGGCAAATGATGTCTACAAAAACCCAGACTTAGTATCTGAGTTTTTTGAGAATCTTGATTACTGGGAAACCAGAGAAATCAAAAACACTCAAATCATTCGTCCTGGTCTTACACATAACTTTCCAGAAATTATTCAAGATCAAATTTCAAATCAGATAGAAGAAAGAGTCAAACCTTTGTTTGGCGTTTCTAAAATGGACATCTTTGATTTGTACTGTCAATGTACTAGTGCAGATATGACACTAGATGCTACTAGTAGTCTCTGTTGCTATCCACATATTGATGTTCCTGTCTTTGATTCTTTTGATCCAATTCCATGTCTTGTTGCTAACATCAATTTCACTAAAAGTAATGATCCAGTTTCTACGGGATTTTGGTCTTGGAAGGGAAAAACAAACTCATTAGATTTTAATCGTAACGATAAGAACACTCTAGAAAATTTTTATCGTAGACACGAAGAACTAGATGTTGGATCTTGGTTTCAAATAAAAGACTATGAGGATTTTAAATTTGAAACTTCCGCCACCATGGAGTATAATAGTCTAGTGTTGTATCCGACCACGAATCTGCACAATGCCTACATTGAACCTAATTGGTTCAGTGATAGACAAAGACTAATGCTCTCCATCTTCTACTTTATATCTCCAGAAGATTTGGATTTTGAGGAGAGATACATAGATACTGTCTCCTATAGCTGGGAGCATTTCAGACTTGATACTTTGTTCAACTATCACCCCAAGCAAACTCACTTTGAATAATTATTATGCCTACTTATTCCTCTGCAATCGCTGATAATCTTCCCGAACCTCAGCGTCCTCAACAACCTGTTGCTCCCCGTCGTCCTCGTGCAAAGGAATTTTGGGAGATGGAGCCTGGAGATCCTGGTACTGAGCAGTGGCAAGACAATCCCAACAATCCTACTGGACCTCAAGGTGTCCCTGCAGCACAACCAACTCCTGCCAAACAACAGCAAGAAGCAGTACAAAACATGCAAGTGGTAGTTACTAACGAACAACCCAAAAAGTATGGTAATTATATTGAGTTCGTTGATCAGGTCACTAGTGCTCCTTCTAAGGACAATGCCCAGTTCATTGCTCGTGTTGCTGCCCTGCAAGCACAAGGTTGCGACATCCAGCGTCTCCTGACTGCTGCTGTTGGCATTGCTGCTGAGGGTGGTGAGTTCATGGAGATCGTTAAGAAGATCACCTTCCAAGGCAAACCCTGGAATTCGGACAACATTGATCACCTAAAGATTGAACTTGGTGATGTTATGTGGTATGTTGCTCAGGCATGTATGGCACTGGACATTTCTCTTGAGGCAGTTCTGGATCGTAACATCAGCAAACTCGCTGCTCGTTATCCCGAAGGAACCTTTGATGCTTACTATTCCGAAAATCGTAAAGCAGGGGATCGTTGATGCTTTCTCTTTGGATCCACCTGACAGCATTCTTTCAAGTTGTCGTGATGAATTGTATTCAACCTGTTAACTGGCAGTATTGCTATCGGGTGGACCAGTGGTTAATTCCAGATCTTGTTGAAGGATATCAACTTTGGACTGGAGAAAAACATCCTTATCAGAATGAAAAGGACTATCTAAATAAGAGGGAATAGAACTCCCTCTTTTTTCATGGCTGAACCGTCAGAAGGTTTTTTTGCTGGTTGTGCTTTATGCACTAATCAAGAAATGGATGCGGCGGTTGCTAATGAGACCAGTCTGCAAAACTTCTACAACATCATGTATCAAAGGTACATGAGTGCTGGAGTTGTTGGGGCTGGTAAAGTAAAGCAGGATTTTGAGAAAGCAATCACACTATCAACGAGTGCTAAAACAGATAAGTTTTATTCTGACTTAGTAGTAGGAATTTCTGCAGTTAAAGCAGTTAGACAATATCTTGCTGCTAGTTCTACTATGAAGGGAATTTCTGCCAACAGTGTTCCTAATGCGGTATATCTAACTGGTACGCAATGGCCAGCTGCGGTTCAGCAATTTAAGTTCGCTGCATTTGGAATGGCGGACTACAACTCATCCGATTTGATTTTACAGTATGGTAGAAATTATGTGGGAGTGTCGCTAAAAAAGAAACCGAAGGGGACAGCGGCGGATCCCACTCTTATCAACAAAGCATTTGATACGGTTCTCAATGGACCACAGTTCGCTAGGATTAAGACACAGCTTCAAACAGCAAGACAAAATTTCTTTGCTGGAGTTATAAAAGAAGCATTGACCAATGGGCCGTTAGTTGGTATTGCACAACTTCCAGATGGTACTGATCCTAGAAATGCTCCTGCAGAAAAACTTTGGAATACCAAAATTGGTATTATGAAGAATGGGAAACCAACAACAGTTCCCTTGATCAATCTTAAAAGTATTAGCATGGTCTCTGATCCTGCACTCCTGAATACATCAGAAATTTCTAAGACTGATGCGAATGCGATGAGGGATTTTGTCAATGCAAAACTTGGTAAGGTTGGCAATCAACCCAACGCTTTGTACAGTCAATTTCTTGGTATCATTAAACAGAATGAGCAATTGTTTGCTGACACTCTTATTAACCTCATCTTAAAGAAAAGTCTTCTTGATACGATGAGTGAGTATACTCAAAATGACTTTGAGTTTATCTTGACAACTGGTGTAGGACAGGTTACTATATCTAAGTCAACTGGCATGAATATTAATCTAGGTACAGGTCAGTGTATTGGTATTGATAGTGTTGGATTGGCACTTGCTTATCTTAGAAAGCAACCTAAAGTTATTGATATTGATAAAGCAAAAACTCAGGCATCAAACGCTGCTAAGTTGTATTTCAAAGTGAAGTCTGGTAAGTTAGAATTGCTGGATCTTGAGTTAAGATATAAGGGTGACTTTAAATCCCAACCACAGTTCCAAGCATTCTTAACACCAGAGTTTAAATCTCTTCTCAAAGGACAATTTGGTAACGCTAGAGACATTATTTTTGGTTAATATGTACATTGATTTGTTTCCTCAAAGAATATACAAATATCACCTTGACCCCACAGAAATAAAACAGCACATGCTGGATAGGTATAACTCCTATAAGGATTTTTCTATCAATGGAACTCCTTCTGGTTGGTTTTGTAATGTCAGGACAGAATTTGAAGGTGCATTCCCTCAAGAGATTAGTGATAATTATACTGGTGTTTTGCAACAGTGGAGAAAGGATATTGGACTTTTAGAAAAACCTCACATCTATGAGATTTGGTTGAATACCTATGAGCGTTCTCATTACCAAGAACCTCACACTCATCTTCCTGGATTTTATTCTGCTATCCATTATGTGATGTTTGATCCTCTTGAGCATGAAGGAACAACATTTTGCAATCCTCTAGATAATATATTTTCTTTCATGTTTGATGGAAACATTATGGATGAAAGATTGAATCCTCACATCTTGGAACATACCGATATCCCTGTAGAAGAGGGAGACATACTAATCTTTCCATCCCACTTGAAGCACTTTGTTAAGAAGAATGATAGTAAACATCTTCGTATGACTGTATCCTTTAATATAAATAGAGTTGCGGAGAATACACGGCGGGTATTTGCAAAATAATCATGAAGAGTTTCTTCCAGTTTTTGAACGAGGCACAGACTAACGCTGCAAAGCAAGCGAAGAAGCTTGGTTTGAAGGGTGACGGTCATGGATCGTGGTTAGATCCTCAGGGTAGAATTGTAGGAAGAACAGTCGAAGGTGAATTGGTATTCACCAGTGGCAGAAAACCCGCACAAGAGAGTGATCCCACAAGACCTGGACCTGCTGCCAGAGGAACACTTCCTGACCAACCACCACCACCTGCTCCTGGAAAAGGTGGAATGCAACCTGAAGAAGGAGAAGTTGAAGAAGTAGAAAAAACTAGAGGGACTCTTACCATTGGATTTGGTAGATTCAATCCTCCCACATCTGGTCACGAAAAACTTTTAGATACAATTAAAAAGACTGCTGATGGTGAGGAGTATATTGTTTATCCTTCTCATTCTGTAGATCCTCAAAAGAATCCTCTTGATTCTGAGACCAAGGTTCTCTTCATGAAGAAGATGTTCCCTGATCATGCAAATGCAATTGTATATGATCCCGCAATTCGTACTATTTTTGATGCGTTAAAACAAGCCGATGTCGAAGGATATAGTGGCATCAACATCGTGGTTGGTGCTGACAGACAAAAGGAGTTTGAGAACCTCGCAAACAAATACAACGGACAACTCTATAATTTTGATGCGATTAATGTCATCTCTGCTGGAGAACGGGACCCCGATGCTGAAGGGGTCGAGGGCATGTCTGCTTCGAAATTACGAGCACTAGCAGCAGATGGAGATTATGAATCTTTCAGGAAAGGATTGCCAAAAGCAGCAAAGGGTGTAGTTGCTAGAGAACTGTTCAATACAGTTCAAAGATCTATGGCAACTGCAGCGACTACCGAGGGTATTGAACTGTGGCAAATTGCTCCTAAGTATGATTCAAAAACACTCAGAGAGAATTATCTTTATGGTAATATCTTTGGAATGGGTTCTCTTGTAGAATCTCTTAACACTGGATTAGTTGGTAGAATCATTCGCCGTGGTGCTAACCATGTAATTGCAGTTACAAATGAGGGTATTATGTTCAAGTCTTGGATTAGAGACTTGACTGAGTATGTCTCTCGCATTCCTTCTGGAGTTCCTGCTTCGAAGAGAGAAATAGGTACAGATTCCTACCGAGAGTATGTACAATCCCTTACTCCACTTGAAAAAGTCAAGTCGTTTATAAATAAAAGATAGCAGACAGCAGAGCTTTTAGGTTCGATGAAAAACTTTATTGAAGATAGCGCCGAGCAGATCATGCTTAACAGCATGGCAAATGTTTTTATTACCGAAAAGTTGGATCCTGTTGGTAAGGAAGACGCTGATATTGATAATGATGGTGACTCTGATAAGTCCGATTCTTATCTGAGAAATCGTCGTAAGGCAGTTGGTGCTGCTATTGCTGCTGATAAAGCAAAGCGTGTTAAGAAGGAAGAAGTAGAAGCGACTCTGCGTCAAAAGGTTGGAGACTTAACCGAAAAAAAGCTTTATCCCGCCGAGAAGGCGACGAACTCTGACGAAAAAGAGTTAACTATTGAAGAGAAACCCGTAAAGAATGTAATCAAAATCAATCCTGATATTCAAGAAGGGTTGAAGCAGGCACGGAAGAATGTCGGTGCGGGTAAGTGTTGGGATGGATATGTTGCTAAGGGAACTAAGAAGAAGGGTGGCAAAGAAGTTCCTAACTGTGTAAAGGAAGAAGAGCAAGTTGATGAAGCAGCAGCTACTGCTATTAAACTTGGTTTGATGGCAGGAACTGCTATCGCTGGCACTAAGATTGGTCAGGAAGCCATCAAGAAAGTCAAGGGAATGGTCTCTGATAGAAATAAGAAATTTAATGATGCGATGAATAGGGCAAGAGGAGTGTCCGAAGAAGTTGAACAGGTCAATGAAAAGGCAGTCTCTAGAAAGCAGCAGCGTTTCATGGGTATGGTCAGAGCTGCTCAGAAAGGTGAGAGAGCAGCGTCGCCTGAGGTTGCCAAAGTTGCTGCCAGCATGAACAAGAAGGATGTGAAGGATTTTGCCTCCACTAAGCATACTAAACTTCCTGAGAAGAAATCTGTAAAAGAAGAGATCGCTGCCATTGCAGAGGGAACTCGCAGACCAGATATCGAAGAGAAGGGCAAGAAGGTTGCTGGATACGAGAAAGAGGGAAAGTATGAAGGTATCACCAGCAAGTTCCGTAAGGAGCACCCTGGTTCTCGTGAAGAGAAAAGTGAAAGAGGTCGTAAACAGACCGAAGGTGAACTGAGTCAAGAGAGAATCAAGAAGACTAACAAGCGTATTTCTAAGTATGGACTGACTTCTAAAGAAAAGAAGGAATCTCAGGCAAGATCTAAATACGACTCTGCGAGAGATTGAGCCTATATAGAAAGGCGTTGCCTTTCAAATCATGTTAGGATTTTTACTTCCCTTAGCATCGAAAATTATCTCCGATGCTGTTGCTAAGATTCCCGAGAACGAGGAACTTGGCGAAAAACTTATCGAAATCTGTCTGGTCATTCTCGGTAAGGCAGTTAAACTGACCAAAACCGATATGGATGACAAGCTTCTGGAAGCAGTTTCTGCTGCAATCAGAAACCGCGAGGATGCTTGACTTATAAATAATTGTACGAAAACTGTAGTTTGGGCGTAAGGACATGGCTCTTTGGGGCATTAACGACAACATTGAAACTGCGGGTACAGTTACCGTTGCTAATCTGACTGTAACTGGTACTGGCACCACCTTTACCGACTACAGCGTCGGTCAAGTCATCCGAGTAGGATCTCGTGGCGGCGTAGGTACATACTATGGCGATGCTGTTATCACTGGCATTACCAGCGATAGAGTTCTGACCATCGATTCTGATGCGGGTCTGAGCGCATCCAGCATCGCCGCTACCTCTTATTACATCAGCGAACTGCCGATGTACACCGTCAAGGATAGCGTTTACCAGGAAGAGAGAAGCGAAGCAGACTCTCTGGTTTATGGTATTTCCACGGACACCTCTGGTTCTTATGCTGTTGCTCACCATGGATATGTCGGTGTTATGACATACATGGATATGCACGGCAACCTGAGAGTCAAGAGCGAAGTTCTTGTTGCCATGTCTGGTATTCAAACTGGCGATTATGGAATCGCTTATCCTACTGACGAGTGATAATAAGTGAATGAAATTTCATGAATTGAACGATAGCAATTATCTCTTATTTGCCATTAAGAACTATGAGAATCCTCAAGCGGTGACCGAAGAGGATTTTTATGATGATCTAAAAAGAATTAAGTATATTAAAAGGCTACTGAAGAGGTATAAGAACAGTGGGGAGTTAAGGACCCACTTGATTCTTAATCACTTCATAGTCCTTTTTAATGTGTTTGGGGACGCTGGAGTTCCTTTGTTGTTTTTTAAATTAGACAGAGATCTTTGGTCTTGTACTAAAAGTTTCTTGACATATCTTGGCAGAGTTCCTGATTATCCACGCACGGAACTAAATAATATTATCGATGACGAGTATTGTTTAGAACAGTTACGAGCAGTCTGATGGATCGACGCTTACAAAAAGTGTATGACATCTTGAAAGAGATGATGGTCGCCAATGCTCCAGGAGCATCTGGCGGTTTTTCTGATACATCTGACCCCAAAGGACCCGTTGCTGGAAGAAACATTTACCTTGGTAAAGGTTCACGCAAACGCTGGTTAGACCATGTTAGGAAAACTAGGGGTTCTTGAGTCAAAGTTAAGCATCTACGAAGACTTGTCCAAGGAAATGCTGGACAAGTTAGAGCGTGCAGTATCTTCTATTCAAGATAATACGAATAAAACTGCCATTATTCTAGAGCGCCACGAGAATAGACTCGATGAAGGCGACAAGGCGAATCAAGCAATCATCCAAATGATTAAGGATCATCAGAAGTATGATGATCGTATGTTCAAGAACATCGATGAAAAGATAGGTGAACTTGAGAAGAAAGTTGATAGGAATGGGAGGTTTGTTGTTGGTGCTATGGCTGTCATCGCTACAGTTGTGACGGTGCTACAAGTGGCTCCTCCTATCATCAGATTATTGACACCTGCACCGATAACGAGTACAATAGTCCCAGGCACTAGTCTGGTGAATGGACTTAATTGATTCCAAGTATATCGGTCTTGTCTCTGCTAGACTCCAGAAGTTTAAAAGAGTAAAGGCAGATCTTTATAATTTTCGTTGCCCTATCTGTGGAGACTCCCAGCGTTACAAGAACAAAGCGCGTGGGTACATCTATACAGTCAAAAATAATACAAACTTCAAGTGCCACAATTGTGGTGCTTCGATGTCCCTTAACAACTTCTTGAAGAAGTTAGATACTACTCTGCATAAAAAGTATTCTATCGAGAAGTTTAAAGAGGGACATACTGGTAAGAACTTTGTTATTGAAGAACCAGAGTTTGTTTTTGAAAAACCTAAGTTCATTGCAAAGTTGGATCTTCCTCTGTGCAGTGAGGTAGAAACCGCAAAAAAGTATCTGGAAGGACGGAAGATTGACCCGTCCAAGTTTTACTTTGCTGAGAAGTTCAAGTCATTTGCCAATACTTTTCAAGAGGTATTCACGAGCACTTCTCACGAAGAATCTAGGATAATCATTCCTTTGTTTTATAATCAAAACCTAATTGGTTTTCAGGGAAGGGCTATAGGTCCTAACCGTGTTAAATATATTACCGTGATGCTTGATGATCATGCACCAAAAATTTATGGATACGACACAATCGATTCAGGACTACCTGTCTATGTGGTCGAAGGACCCCTGGACAGCACTTTTATCGACAATAGCGTGGCTTTGTGTGGCGCTGACGGTGATCTTCGTTGTCTTGAGGGAAATGATCTCATTTATGTTTATGATAATGAGCCCCGCAATAGAGAGATTGTCGATCGCATTGACAACTGCATATCAAGAGGCGAAAGAGTCGTCATCTGGCCAAGTGGAATTGTAGAAAAAGACATCAATGATATGGTCCTTGCTGGACATGATGTTAACGGCATGTTAAAATCAAATACATACTCAGGATTAGAAGCAAAAGTTAAGTTTACAGAGTGGAAAAAGGTATGACCAACGGGACTAAAGTTCGTAAAAGATCTGGTGAACTTGAATCACTTGATCTCAATAAGATGCATAAGATGGTAGACGAAGCATGTAAAGATCTTGCTGGCGTCTCTGCTTCTCAGATTGAAATTAATTCTGGTATTCAGTTTTATGATGGTGTTACCACTGCTGAAATTCAGGAGATCCTGATTCGTAGTGCTAGCGATCTGATTGACCTTGAGAATCCGAACTATCAATTCGTTGCTGCCAGACTGCTCCTGTTTGCCCTCAGGAAACAACTGTGGGGTCGTATGCATGAGTGCCCCACCTTGCAGCAGCATGTGGAGCAATCCATAAAAAGAGGAGTTTATGATGCAGAAATTGCGGTAAAATATTCTGCAGAAGAGTGGGAAAAACTGAATGGATATCTTGACCATGAGCGTGACTTCCTGTTCACCTATGCTGGTCTTCGCCAGGTAGCAGATAAATATCTCGTTCAGGATCGTAGCACTGGAGATGTCTATGAGACTCCCCAGTTCATGTACTTGATGATCGCTGCTACGATCTTTGCTGAGTATCCTAAGGAAACCCGTCTCGATTATGTCAAGAGGTACTACGACGCAATCTCAAAGCACAAAATCAACATTCCCACACCTATCATGGGAGGGGTTAGAACTCCACTTCGACAATTTGCTAGCTGTGTTCTTGTTGATGTTGATGACTCCCTCGATAGCATCTTTAGTTCTGATATGGCTATCGGCAGATATGTTGCACAAAGGGCGGGTATCGGCATCAACGCGGGTAGGATCCGTGGCATCAACAGTAAGATCAGAGGCGGAGAAGTTCAACACACAGGTGTTATCCCTTTCCTCAAAAAGTTTGAAGCAACTGTCAGATGCTGCACTCAAAATGGCATCAGAGGTGGATCAGCAACTGTCCACTTCCCAATCTGGCACAAAGAAATCCAAGACATCATTGTCCTAAAAAATAATAAGGGAACTGAGGATAATCGTGTTCGTCGCTTAGACTATAGCATCCAAATCACCAAACTCTTCTATGAGCGTTTCATCAAGAACCAAGACATCTCACTCTTCAGTCCGCACGATGTTCCTGGTCTGTATGATGCTTTTGGTACTGATAGATTTGACGAGCTTTATGTGGGTTATGAATCAGATAAGTCTGTTCCAAGACAGTCTGTTTCAGCACAAGAACTTTTCCTGAGCATTCTCAAGGAGAGGGCAGAGACTGGTCGTTTGTATATCATGAATATCGACCACTGCAATTCCCACTCTTCCTTCTTGGATAAGGTAGAGATGAGCAATCTCTGTCAAGAGATTACTTTACCGACTAAACCACTTCAGCATATTGATGGAGAGGGTGAAATTGCTCTCTGTATTCTGTCTGCAATCAATGTAGGCAAACTTCGTAACCTTGATGAGTTAGAGGAACTCTGTGACCTCTCTGTGCGTGGTCTGGATGCTCTCATCGACTTCCAAGGATATCCTGTCAAAGCAGCAGAGGTAGGCACCAAGAATCGTCGTTCCCTGGGTGTGGGTTATATTGGTCTTGCACACTATCTTGCTAAGCATAAGGTGGGTTATGATGATCAAGAAGCACATCAACTCGTACACGACCTTACAGAGGCGTTCCAGTACTATCTGCTGAAGGCATCCAATCAACTTGCAAAAGAGATTGGTCCTTGTGGTTACTTCAACCGTACCAAATATTCTTCAGGTATTCTTCCGATTGATACATACAAGAAGGATGTTGACGGAATTGTACCGCATAAGTTAAACTATGATTGGGAAGGTCTTAGAGAGTCTATCGTTGCATACGGATTACGGAACTCAACACTGTCCGCACAGATGCCATCGGAGAGCAGTTCCGTTGTGTCAAATGCAACCAACGGAATCGAACCTCCTCGTGGATTCTTGTCCACTAAGAAATCGAAGAAGGGTCCGCTCAAGCAGATCGTTCCGCAGTATAATAGTCTCAAGTCTCACTACACCCTTCTCTGGGATATGGCGTCTAATGAAGGCTATATCAAGATCGTCGCCGTAATGCAAAAGTTCTTCGACCAGGCTATCTCTGGTAACTGGAGTTACAACCCAGAGAACTACAGCGACAATGAAGTACCCGTTTCTGTCATGGCAAATGATCTTCTGACTACATATAAGTACGGGTGGAAAACATCCTACTATCAGAACACCTACGACAATAAAACGGATGAATTAGAAGAGACTAAAACTGAATCAGTACTAGAAAACTTACTCGAAAATTTAAGCAAGCAAGAGGAGTGTGACGCCTGTGCAATTTAGGATCAAAGAACAAGACCCAGTTATTCAAGGAATGACTGTCTTCAATACAACCGCATCAGACCCCAAAAAGCAACCAATGTTTTTTGGTTCTCCCCTTAGCATTCAGAGATACGATTCCTATAAGTATCCAATCTTTGACAAACTGACTCAACAACAATTGGGTTACTTCTGGAGACCCGAGGAAGTCTCTCTTCAAAAAGATCGTGCTGATTATCAGACACTTCGTCCAGAACAAAAACATATTTTCACTAGCAACCTAAAGTATCAGGTTATGCTAGACTCTATTCAGGGTCGTGGTCCTGGTATGGCATTCTCGCCATACTGTTCCCTCCCTGAACTGGAGGCATGTATGAATGTATGGCAATTCATGGAGATGATCCATAGTCGCTCATACACATACATCATCAAAAATGTATACAGTGATCCCTCTGAAGTATTTGATACCATCATCGACGACGAGAGGATTCTGGAGAGAGCTGCTGCTATCACTCAGGCATATGACGACTTCATTAATGCTGCTCAGCAGTATGGTGTCAGTGATGACTGGAAGTATGCACAAGAAGGTGCTGGAACCTTTAAAGAAAATCGCTATGAACTTAAGAGAAAACTTTTTCGTGCTGTAGCTAATGTCAACATTCTCGAAGGCATCAGGTTTTATGTCTCGTTCGCTTGCTCGTTTGCGTTTGGTGAACTCAAGCTTATGGAAGGATCCGCTAAAATTATCTCTCTCATCGCAAGAGACGAAAATCAGCACCTTGTCATTACTCAAAACATCATCAACAAATGGCGTGAAGGTGATGACCCAGACATGCAAAGGATTGCTAAGGAAGAGGAATCCTGGTTGATTCAAACCTTCCAGCATGCTGTAAATCAGGAGAAGCAGTGGGCAGAATATTTGTTCAAAGATGGATCCATGATTGGTCTGAATGAAAAACTTCTGTGCCAGTATGTCGAATGGATTGCTAATCGTCGTATGAAAGCCATTGGGCTGAAACCTCTTTATGATATCTCTGCCAAAAATAACCCCCTCCCCTGGACACAACACTGGATCTCGTCCAAAGGTCTTCAGGTTGCTCCCCAAGAGACCGAAGTCGAGTCCTATATTGTCGGTGGCATCAAACAGGATGTCGAAAAAGATACCTTTGCAGGATTCCAATTGTGAATACAAAACCATTAACGACTGAAGAAGTTACTGAAGCAGCAGAACAATTCTTTCCATTGTTTGATATTGTCCGTAATCAAATGCCAGTGGAATCAACCATTGAGGACACACTCAAAGTAATGGAAACTGTCTGCAAGCTTGCACAGAAACTTAGGGTTCAAAAAGAACTTGAGAACCAACCCTTTGGATTTAACAAAAAAAATTATGAGTGAATATGAATGGCATGATGATGCATTTCGTGTCTACGAAACAAAATATAAAATGTGGCACAGTGCATCAAAAGATGGTGAAGAATTAGTAACTGCTTTGTCTGAAAAACTGTGTATTAGAATGACTCGTTTTTATCTCAAAGGTAGACAGGAGGGGTGGGATGAAGCGTCTAGTAGGGTAATGAATGATGGTAAAGTCGGTGGAAAACTCTGAACTGCCAGAATGGAAAAAACTTGCTCTTGCTGATCCCACAATCGGTGAGAAGGAATCTAATGTAATCATGCATGGTCCAAAGAGTCTTGCTCAAGCATGGATGCTACAAGCGTTGAAGAACAAGTACAAGCGTAAGGATTATCTGTAATCTTTAACAATTGCTTCGGATTTAGTAGCGGTTGTGACAGACTTTTGTATCATTATGATACATAATTGCTATATAATATAGACCTATGGAGGGACGATGAATTTCACAACCGCCACCTTAACATTAGGAACAGTAATGACTCTTTTCTTTGGGGGAACGATCGCCGCCGTTCTCCCCTAATACTTCCTGATAAATAAAATTGAATATCGTCGGCGCAGAAGACTTCCCTGGCAAATATCAGGGAAGTCTTCTTTTTGTGTAGATATAAATATCTTTATTGGAGTCTGAGTACCAAAGATGAATCGCTCTCACTTAGATAAACTTTCTGAATCCTATGCTCAGATTGCCGAAGGCAAGAAATCTGAGGAAGAAGTAAAAGATTGGAACAGAAAAGACGACAATCCTCAAGGAAAGAAAGTAGATAAGAAGAAAGTAGATAAATGCACATGCGAGTCCTTCTACCTGAAGAGACTGCATGCAATGAACCCTGTCTATGCTGAGCAGTATCGCGCCATTGCTGAGGTTCTGATTGGCGAAGGATATGAGAGTGCCAGACTTCTGGATAACATCATCGAAGCACTCCCGATGGATGTTGTTGGACCTGAGTTTATTTCTGCCATGAAGGCAGTCAATCCTCGCATCCATGAGAATCTTGAGACTGCTGAGAAAAAGCAGGCAAGAGCGATTGTTTTTGAACAGCAAGCAACAGGATTTTTCCCTCTAGATCTTATTAGAGGCACTATGAATAACTGGCGCAACAGGAACAAAAAATCGCCAGGTCCAGAACAAGGTGTTGGTCCAAGACCAAGAGTTGCTCAACCGTATGTTCCTCCTAGACCACAGGTCCCAGCTGCTGATGCTGAGAAATTCTTTGGAACCAATAAGTATGGTGAAGGTGGTAGCACTACCTCTACTGCTATCACTGCTGCACAGAAGCAACAGAAACTTGCTCAACAGAAAGCAGAAACAAAAGCAGCATCCACTCCACCACCCGCACAAACTGGTGTGCGTTCTGCCGCTGCTAATGTTGCCAAACAGGAAGTAGCAAAGCAGAACGCACAGGTAGCAAGAACTGGATCGACCTCTACGGGGTCTGCATACTCTTCTCAACCCTCTACACCCAAACCTGCACCCAAACCCGATCCCAACGCTGACTACAAGGCACTGCAGGCAAAGGCAAAGTCAGCTAGTGCTGCAGGAGACTTTAAAGCAGCATCTGCTGCTACTAGACAGGCAGAGACTCTTGGACAAACTAAGTTCAAGGCAAAGTTTGGTGCTAACTATGGCAGAAGATCTGGCATGACACCTAACCCCCTGATGAGTGCCAATCCTCCTAAGTCTAAGATGACTTACAATACTAAGAATCCTCTGATGAATTCTCATGAAGTTGAGGGTGAGATGGTTGAAGAAACTAAATCTGTCATCGAATCCTTGAAGCAGGCACGGAAGAATGTCGGTGCTAGCAAGTGCTGGGATGGTTACAAGGCAAAGGGTACTAAGACTAAGGACGGTCGTCAAGTTCCTAACTGTGTTAAGGAAGGTGTCCGTGATGTTGATGCCGAGAAGGGCACTGAAGAGCGTAAGAAGCGTCTTGAGAAAAAGCGTGGACATAGTGTAGACGATCATCCTCAATACAAGAAAGACAAGAAGGATGATTCGTATTTGGAAACAAATATGAAGAAGCGTCAGGAGAACAATGAGAAGGCTCGCAAGGAAATGGCAGCCCAGAAGGACGATACTGTTCCCCGTTGGATGAAGGATGATTTTAATCTCTATGATGTCATTCTAACATATCTTGATGAGAATGGTCTCATGGACAGCGTAGAGCACGCTGAGGCGATCATGGAGCAACTGACCGCTGAACAGATCGAAAGCATCGTAGAGGAGGTCCTGGGCGAGGCATTCCCTCCAGTTAAGGGAACCTTGAATCCTTGGGAGTCTCCGAAGACTGGTAAGTCTGGGGTCAAGTATGTAACTGGTCCTGATGGGAAACCAAAAGAAATTAAGGCACCAGGATATAAAGGAGTCTGATAATACTGGGAGGGCTTGACACCCTCCTTTTTTATGAGTAGAATTGGTTTGTCGGTTTTCGGATGAGCTCTAAATAATCTTAAAGACTTTAGAGCATGGTTGATTATGAAAACCCATGGACTTACGAAGGTACTCCGTTCAGTAGTGAGGATATTGGTGATTACTACGGGTTTGTCTACCGTATCACTAATCTCATTTCTGGTCGGATTTACATTGGCAGAAAGTACTTCTGGTCGCTACGAAAGCCTAGAGGCAAAACTAGGAGAGTTAGAAGTGAAAGTGACTGGAAGAAATACTATGGCAGTTCTGATGAACTTAGCGCAGAAAGAAAGGAGCTTGGGAACTCTAATTTCAAGAGAGAAATTTTAAGCCTACATAAGACGAAAGGATTTGTTAATTTCGAAGAGACTAAGCAATTATTCCTTCATAATGTTTTGACTGAATCCTTAGAAGATGGAACTCCAAAGTATTACAATAGTAATATTCTTGGGAGGTATATGAAAAAAGATTATTTCCCATGGCAAAATACACAAAAGACATAAACGACGAAGATATTCTTTACGGAACTTCCGAAGACCATCAATATATGATGGAATGGGAGAAGAAGTATATGGAAGAATGTGTCGATGCCTTAGAACCTTACGGAGATATCCTAGAGGTTGGTTTTGGTATGGGATACTCTGCGACCCAGTTTCAGAAACATGACATCAAATCATATACTGTTCTAGAACCAGACCCTGTTGCATATGCGAGAGCATTGGAATGGGCAAAGGATTATAAAAACATTACAGTGCTCAATCAAGGATGGCCTTGTAGGGATCATCTTGGAAAGTACGATTGCTTCTTTTATGATCCTTACATTGAAGAGAAGTGGATGACACCAGAGATTCTTCAATACGCTGGTTGCGATATCATTCATTTTATGGTAACATGTATCAGTGAACATTCGAACGAGAAAGCAAAGTTCTCTTTCTATTGTTCTACCCAAGGTGCTCCAATGCAGGGACATGTTGATCGGTTCTATGTTATGTTAAGTAATATGGAACTTGAAACAAAGTTTGACATGAGTTTCAAACCTTATGAGGTTGAAGTTCCTGAGCACTGCAATTACTGCAAGACAGGTTGGCTTTACAAACCTGTCATCGCTGTGGTGAAATAAATATCACACGCCCTTGTAGCTCAGTGGTAGAGCGCGGCTTTTGTAAAGCCGATGTCGCAAGTTCAAATCTTGTCGGGGGCTTTGATAGGCGTTGTCTATCATATGGGTCGGGATCATCATATCCGACCCACCTTGGAGAGTTGTCCGAGTGGTTTAAGGAGCAGCACTGGAAATGCTGTATGGGGGTAACTTCATCTAGGGTTCAAATCCCTAACTCTCCGTCTAAATACTAGAAAGATTGGACATATGTGGTATGCTGTCAACACAGTATCGTCTTCGTCTTGAAGATATCTGCAAAAAGATATCGAACAACGAAGAGGTGAATCTTGAAGATATGATCTGGGCAGAGAAACTTGCCAAGTCATATACAACGGCAAGAGACTGGTTAAACAAAGCACGACGCCAAGCTTCTGGTGATATTCAAGAAGGGAGCATGGATGATTTTATGAATAGGATGGGTTTAGGTGACCCCGACCCATCCAACCACAGAACGGGATTCCAGTCAGCAGATGAAATTGTTGATTGGTTTCAAAGAGATAAACCTGATGACTGGAGACAGCGTGATTGATGATTGCTCAAATTTTTGATAATCTTTTTGATTATGATTATATGATGCGAGTCGAAAAGACTATGCTTCATCTTCCTGTAACTGCTATTAATGAGGCAAACGGAACAGGTTATCCTGCAGGGCAGCATGGAACTCATAAACTATTTGGAGAGAATCTCTTTGAGAGACAATCGATTAATAAAATAGTTAACTGGGTTCCTAAAACTGAGTGCTTCTTTGATATGCTAGATCATATTGAGAATAGCATTGAAGAGAGACTGTTTCTTAATAGAATCGATTTCAATCTGCAGCATTCTTTTTGTGATGGCACATCCCATGTTGATGGAGATCCTGGAGATCATACTATCATGTACATGGTTAATACTAAATGGGATACTAAAGAGTGGGGTGGACAGTTTCAAATCGTAGATGACAACGATAATGTCATTGAGGAGCATGAGTATGTTCCTGGCAGAGTTCTTATTTTTCCGTCTGAGATTCCTCACAGAGGTCTAGGACCACGCCATCCCTATGTGTATAGATATACTGTGGTCTGGCGCGTCAAAAAGTTAGAAGATGTGTTATAATGTATCTATCGCGGGGTTAGTTCAGCGGTAGAACGCTATCCTTCCAAGTTAGATGTCGTCGGTTCGATTCCGATACCCCGCTTATTTAAAATGACACAAGAAAGACCAAGCATCCTAGCAGTAGAAAAATCTTTATCTAATGAAGATTTTAGGTTTGTCTCTGAGTTTGCTCAAAATGCTGCCTTCACTTATGGCGAAAGGGATGACTCAAGTCATAAACCAACAGGAATGGTTTCTGAGTTATGTCCAGAAGATGAAGAACATCAAGAAATTGTAGACATCTTCCACAATTTAATCTGCCAAAAGTTTGCAGACATAGGTGGATATAGACTTTATAGAGCATACATTAATTGTTTTGCCCCTAATGAGGTTGCTAACTTCCATCAAGACTGTGAAGATGATGAAGATCAATTAACATTCATCTTCTATGCGAACTCCAATTATAATGGGTTAAACGATGGAGGTACTACGGAATTTTATCTGGATGAAAAAATAATTGCCATTCCACCAATACCTAATACACTAGTGAAGTTTACATCTAGAATTTTGCACAGGGCAACTCCCCTAAACTCTGAACATCGTTTTACCTATGCGTTCAAGTACCGTAAAGAAGATAATTGAAGAGGAAAGATATCATGTGGTAGATAATTTATTTCTACCAGATGTTATTGATGACTTGCGTGAGTATGCTCTCAATGCAGATGATCCAGACGACATCTACGAGGACTATTACTCACTCAACTTTTCTCCAGACCACTTGCGTCACCCCCTTCTATCTGCTATAATTACAGGGTTGGAAACGAGGTTCCCATTCCTCGGTCACTTTGACAGAGGTTGGGCATTCGTTTACGACAACAACGCCAACGGCGTTACCCCTCATGCTGATCCAGCATGCTATAATGTGAATCTCTGGGTCACACCAAACTCTTCTGTTAATGATCCAGAGAAAAATGGTTTGATTCTTTATGACATCAAACCTCCTCCGACATGGACCTGGCGCGAGTATAATACCGATGTCAAGTTGATCAGAAAATATCTAGAGTACACTAGAAGTGAGAAAACGATTATTCCATATGCGTGTAATCGTCTTCTCATATTCAACTCTAAATACTTCCATGAAACCAACAAGGTTTCTATGAAGAAAGGATCTGATCATCGGAGAGTTAATTATACTTTCATGTTCTCAGGACTCAATAGCTCAGCTGGATAGAGCAACTGCCTTCTAAGCAGTCGGTCGTAGGTTCGAATCCTACTTGAGTCGCCAGGGAGATTAACTCAGCGGTAGAGTGGTTGCCTTACAAGCAATAAGTCACTGGTTCGAATCCAGTATTTCCCATGAAATTTTTTAGACCATCTGACTTCGAATATAATTCGTTGTGGAATATTGATATTATTCCTTGGAGAGATTCGAAGATAGTATTCATAGACAACATCTACAAACATCCAGATAGAGTTTATGAGTATCTTACATCTGTAAATGCAATTGTTTCCAATAAACATGGTAACAATTTGAATGGTGTTGACTTTATGGACGGTCAACTATTCCTGGATAATAGATGGGATCTTAATAGAAAATTTCTTATTAGTAAACTATATACTTTATATGAATTGAAGGAAGAGGGAACATTTAATGTCTTCAATCAATTCAGATTGATAGATGATTTTCCTGGACTAGGTAATCATTGGCACCCTCATACTGATGGTAAAGTAAACTTCATTACATTCTTGAATAAAACTCATCATTTAAAAGCGGGAACATCTTTATACAAAGCACAAAGCACAAAGGCAAATTTCTTTATTGGGAAAACTGACACTGAGCATACTAAACCTTGGAAGAATTCAAAACAGTTCGAAGAAGAACTGTGCATACTGGATCGATTTAATTGTGGAGTTGTTTTTCCTGGACAGTGGTTTCATGGTCAGACTATAGTCGATAACTTCTTCAAAGACACTACTCGATTTACTGAAGTAATTTTCCTATGAAAAAGAAAAAAATGAAAGAGTTAATTCAAAAACCTCTTAGGTTTCATCATCAAGATATTCACGAAGAACTAGATCAAATTAAAGGAATGTTACACCATGTTGTCAGTCAGATGCAAAGTTTGCAACACAGAATTGATCAGCTCCAGCAAGACTCAGTGCTGCGGGTGCGAGAACATGACGACAGTGGTTGACGATAAGGTCACTGCAGTCGATCTCAACAAAGTTGTTCTGATCAATTCAGAAAACAATCTAAAGACTACTAGCGTTCTGTCAAAGGGTGACTTAGAATACCAAGAGAACAGACGCAAACGCAAAGTTCGTAAACTCAATTTCGAAACACGATGATCAATCTTCACCAGCGTTTTAATCACTACCTCAACACCGATAAAAAGATTGATCTTCGTGATGTAAATGAACGGGTTATCTCTTACGGGTGGATTGATAACGGTAAGGATCTTACTGGTTATTATGTCTTGACTGAGAACTACGAACTACAGTATAATCTTAAAGACGAATTCAAGTCCAAGGTTCCTCGTAACTCGTTGGCATGTTCTAAGCAAAACAATGTGGAGACTCTGGTGTAAAGCTCTAGGAGAAAAAGCAACAGGGTGTGATAAAGAATCTGATAAGGTTGCGGTTATCCGCACCCTTATTTTTGTATCTTATCTCATAACTAATGTTGCGATCGTTGCCAATGCCATCAGACACTGGAACGACCGTCCACCTGAACTTCCCAAAACAGATCAGGTGCAGTATAATAACAAGGTACACAATCAAAACGATGTCTGTCACCACTAAATTCAAAAAGCACATCAACATTCTTCGTGGCACTGTCGAGGGTCAAGTTGCTCTTGACCACCAATATCCAAAGGTCTTTCGTAAAGTGACCAAATACTACGAAGAGAAAGGCGTTCAGTTCATGAATGACCCTTGCGATGATTATGAGATTCTGCTAGACTGTCTCTATGCTGATCTTCTTGAAGAAGGTGTCATCAATGAAACCGAATGTGATTCTTGAGCGGTATCCTTACCGCTATGTAACCTGTGGCACTCTAGAAATCAACGGTAAACCTGATTGCCGTATTCAGAAGTGGCACGAATGGACAAAGCGTTACAATGACATGTATCTTTGCGACAACGAGATGCAACTTCATCTTGCTATCGAAGACAAAGAGTACACCAAATGGTTAGATCCTGACCCAGAAGTGGGTGCCTATCGCAAATACGATTGATTATGACTTACACTGACTATCAAAACGCTGCTGATGCAGTCAAAGATGCTTTGATCGCTGCACTAAATAACGACGAAGAGACCAATACGCTGTCAGAATTGTGGCGTCATTACCTGGGTCTTCGTAGTATTGCAGACAAGTCTTCAGCAGATTTGATGGCTGAAGATCATATTAAAATCGTTTAAATGAGAGCATTAATTACAGGAATAACAGGACAGGACGGTTCGTACCTTGCCGAATTTCTCCTTGAAAAAGGATATGAAGTTCATGGCATTGTACGCCGTTCTTCTCTTATTAATACACATCGTATTGATCACATCTATAATAGAATCCATAAACATTATGGAGACATGACTGATGCTGGTAATCTCATCAGTTTGATTCAAAAGATCAAACCAACTGAGGTATATAACCTGGCAGCAATGAGTCATGTTAAGGTGTCCTTTGATATGCCTGAGTACACAGGAGAAGTAGATGCTCTAGGAACCTTGCGTCTCCTGGAGGCAATTCGTTTGTTGGATCACCCTTGCAAGTTCTATCAAGCATCTACTAGCGAACTGTATGGATTGGTGCAAGAAGTTCCACAAAAAGAAACAACACCATTCTATCCTCGCTCACCATATGGTGTAGCAAAAATGTATGCGTATTGGATCGTTAGGAACTATCGTGAAGCGTATGGTATCCATGCTAGCAACGGTATACTTTTCAATCATGAGTCCCCACGGAGAGGTGAAACCTTCGTTACCCGTAAGATCACGAGAGGACTCGCAAACATCTCAAGTGGATTCCAAGATGTCTTAGAGTTGGGAAACCTGGATGCTCAGCGTGACTGGGGTCATGCTAAGGACTATGTTCGTGGCATGTGGATGATTACCCAGCACGAGACTCCTGATGATTTTGTGCTTGCTACTGGTGAAATGCGTAGTGTCAGACAATTTGTCAATGAGGCAGCGTCTTACTTTGGATTCAATATTGAGTGGCGTGGTGAGGGATTAGACGAGGTTGGATTCTGTAAGAATATGAATAAAGAGATCATTCGCGTTAACCCTAAATATTACCGCCCGACTGAAGTAGAGCAACTACTTGGGGATGCCACAAAGGCAAAAACTGTGCTAGGATGGGAACCAGAAATTAGTTTCCAAGAACTCGTAGAAGACATGTGCATTAACGGACAATGAGTAAGTTTTACAAAATTGAAAAGTGTAGAGTATGTGGTAATGAACACCTGATTACAGTCTTGGATCTTGGTGATCAATATCTCTCTGGCATTTTTCCCAAAGAAATTGATGAGGACATGTATAAAGGTCCTCTGACTCTCGTCAAGTGTGACGAAAAGAAAGGTGGATGTGGTCATGTTCAACTTGAGCATACCTTTGATCTGCCTACTATGTACGGTGATGAGTATGGGTATCGTTCTGGTCTGAACGGTAGCATGGTTCGCCACCTCAAAGAGAAGGCACTCAAGATCATGGCAGACACCGACCTTGAGTCTGGTGATATCGTTGTTGATATTGCTGGTAATGATGGAACCTTCCTTGGATGCTTCCCTCATGACCTGCAACTCATGAGCATTGATCCTACTTCTAAGAAGTTCAAAGAATACATTCCTGATCATGTGAATTTCATTGCAGACTTCTTCTCTGCCGATGCTTTCCGTGATCGTTTTGGTAAGCAGAAAGCAAAGATTATTACATCGTTCTCGATGTTCTATGACCTGGAAGATCCCTGTGAGTTTGCTCGTCAGGTACATGAGTGTCTTGATCCTCAGGGTATTTGGGTGCTTGAGCAGAGCTACATGCCTACGATGCTGCGTGTCAATTCGTTTGATACAGTGTGCCATGAGCATCTGTCTTACTATGGTATGAGGCAACTCAAATACATCATGGATAAGTCTGGATTCAAGATCGTTGACTTTGAGTTTAATGATGTTAATGGTGGTAGTATTTCTGTTGTTGTTACTCCCACAACTAATAGTGAGCGTAAAGAGTGTACGGTCAAACTGACTGGGGTTCTTGCTCAAGAGATTGATATGGGTCTCGATACTGTTCAACCATGGGAAGAGTTCAGTGATCGTATCAATGGATGTAAGGAACAGTTCTGGAAGATTATTGAGTTCTACAAGAACAATGGAGCAAAGATCTGTGCTCTCGGTGCCAGCACCAAAGGTAATGTGACTCTTCAGACCTGGGAAATTGGTCCTGAGGATGTTCAGATGGTTGGTGATGTCAATCCCGATAAGGAAGGATCATTTACTCCTGGCACATGGATTCCTATCGTTGATGAAGAGGATGTCATGATGCGTGAGTTTGATCTTCACATCGTACTTCCTTGGCACTTCAGGGACTTCTTCCTGAAGAACCCTAAGTTCAAAGGAAAGCGTTTCCTGTTCCCTCTACCTGAACCTGAAGTTGTAATTATTCAATGAAACTGAGAACAATGCAGAAACACGCAAGAATTTTTGTCGCTGGTCATCGTGGTTTAGTTGGATCTGCCATTGTTCGCCGTCTTCAGCAAGAAGGTTACGAGAACATCATCACTAGAACTCGGCAGGAACTTGATCTCATGGATCAGGTTGCAGTTAAAAAGTTCTTTAGGTCTCAAGGTATTGACTATGTGTTCGATGCTGCTGCTCGTGTTGGTGGCATCCACGCCAATGATACCTACTCGGCGGAGTTTATCTACCAGAATACTCAGATCCAAACCAACCTCATTCATTACGCCTATGAGTATGGTGTGCAGAAGTTTCTCTTCCTTGGAAGCGTATGCATCTACCCTAAGTTTGCACCGACTCCTGTGAAGGAAGAGTGTCTGATGTCTGGAGAACTAGAGTCTACCAACGATGCGTATGCTCTCGCTAAGATCCATGGCATCTACATGCTGAAGTCTTACTACAAGCAGTATGGGTTCAAAGGCGTCTCTCTGATGCCTGCTAACCTGTATGGTCCTAACGATAACTTCCACCCCATGAACGGGCATGTGATCCCCGCTATGCTCCAGAAGTTCAACAACTGGCAGCAAGGTGATGATCCTGTTACCTGTTGGGGTACAGGCACTCCTCGCCGTGAGTTCCTCCACTGTGATGACCTTGCTGATGCATGTATCTTCGCTATGGAGAACTATGAGTCTGCAGAGTTATTGAATGTTGGATCGGGTGAAGATGTTTCTATCAAAGAACTGGCAGAGATGATCGCTAGCATTACTGGTTATCCTGGTGAGATTAAGTGGGATACTTCTAAACCAGATGGTACACCTAAGCGTCCTTTGGACTACTCCAAACTTCTGGATAAAGGTTGGAAACCGAAGTATAAATTAATGGACGGTCTTCGTAAGACCTATGAATGGTATATTGCAAACACTGACTTACAGACAAGATGATTGGTATTAATTATGTCGGCAAGATGAAAGAGCGTCTTGCCAATCAAATGTTTCAGTATGCCGCTGTCAAAGGTATCGCTGCTAATAGGGGATTTAATTACTGTGTCCCCCCATCAAACTATAAGAATAAAGCAGATGAATGGAACGAGCATCAACTGTTCGTTCCTTTTGAATTGCATGACCTTAATGCACTTCAAGTTCAGTATATCGATCAGGACCGTCCTATTGTTAGGGAAGAAAGTTTTGAATTTGATGAGAATCTTTTCAACAACTGCCCTGACTTTGTAAGTTTATTTGGTTTTTTCCAATCAGAAAAATACTTCAAGCATATCAGAAAAGATATTCTTGCAGACTTTACATTCAAGGACGAGTATCTAGAACCATGTAAAAAAATGCGTAAGGAGGTAACTAACCCTATCGCATTGCATGTTCGTCGCACTGACTACGCTCAGTATTCTCACCATCCTATTTGTGATATAAATTACTATAGGGAAGCGTTGGCACGGTTCGACTCTGATCGTGAGGTGATTATTTTTTCTGATGATCCAGAGTGGTGCCTTCAAGAGGATCTGTTTGATAATGACAGGTTCTTAGTTTCCGAGAACAGGGATCAATATCTTGATCTTTGTTTGATGTCTCTCTGCAGTGATTTTATTATTGCCAATAGTTCATTCAGTTGGTGGGGAGCATGGCTTTCTACTAATGAGAACAAGAGAGTAATTGCACCATCTAAGTGGTTTGGTCCTCCTTTGGATCAAACTAATAATACTAAAGATTTGTATTGTGAAGGTTGGGAAGTTGTATGAGTGTTGCTGTTATCTTTATTGGTACTAACAAGTATCTTGACTTCTTTCCCAATTACTACGAGACCTGTGAAGAAAAACTTTTTCCTGGTCTAGACAAACAATATTTCGTATTCACTGATGGTGAATTGGATGGAGATCTTCCCTCCAATATAACGGTCATGCAAATTCCTCACAAGGGATGGCCTGCTATCACTTTGGAAAGGTTCCACACTATCTTGTTAGCGCAAGAAGAATTGGAACAGCATGACTGGTTAGTATTCCTTGATGCTGACATGAGAGTTAATCAGGTAATCACTCCTGAAGAGTTCTTTGATGATCAGAAAGATTTCATCGCTGTCCATCACCCATGCCATTACAATACTGGAACTGGGACCTTTGAGCGGCGTCTTGAATCTGAAGCATGTGTGACTGGAGATCCTGTATCTTATTATCAGGGATGTCTATGGGGAGGGAAGATCAAGTCTGTTATTCCAATGATGAAACTCTTAAAAGATAGAGTTGACAAAGACTATAAGAATGATATAATTGCCATATGGCATGATGAAAGTCACCTTAATAAATTCTTTATTGACAATCAAGAGAATGTCAATGCACTGCCTCCTGATTATGCATTTCCAGAATGCTTTCCTAACTATCCCTATCAACAAAAAATTATCCACCTAGCCAAAGATAATTCATCTTACCAAGTATGAGCGACCCTAATGCCTGGCAAATGCCAACCTTTTACACTGCTGAGAAAGCAGGTGAACTCCGTTACAAATTTTCTGGATATGAACTGGTAAGTCACCAGAACTTTTCACAATGCTATCAGGACATGTTTGTTCTGTGCATGAACGATGGTAAACCCAAAGGAACTTTTGTTGAGATTGGATCTGGTCATCCTGTGATCTCTAACAATACTGCTCTGCTTGAGTCCCGCTTCGAGTGGGATGGTATTGGGTTTGAAATTAAAGAGCATGAGGCAGAACTGTACAACAAACATCGTCGTGCAAAGGTTGCCGTAGGTGATGCTACGACTGCCGACTTTGATGCTCTCTTTGAAGAGGTTGGTCTTGGTCCTACCTTTGATTATCTTCAGGTAGATTGTGAACCTTCTACAGTTACTTTTGAAGCATTGAAAAAGATCGACCTTAATAAATTTAAGTTTGCTACCATTACCTTTGAGCATGACTGTTATAACGATGGTCCTGAAGTCCGTGATGCTTCCCGCGAGTATCTTGAGTCGTTCGGTTATGTGTTGATTGCCGATAACATCTCTGTCGATGAAGAGCATCCTTTTGAAGATTGGTGGGCTCATCCTGATCTTGTTCCTTCTCACACTATCGATGCTATGAAGTGCGTGACTGGTGAAACTAAGAAGGCAGAAGATTATATGTTGGGGAGAGTTTGATGAAATGTATTCTTTGGGGATACCCTCTACACACTGACACATATTCCTATGTGCATGAGGGATTCAAGAAAGCATTAGAGCGGGCAGGACATCAAGTTCACTGGTTCCATGATGAGGAGTATCCCAGTCATGCTGACTTTGATTATGAAGACTCTGTGTTCTTTACTGAGGGATATGCTGATAAGAATATTCCCGTGCTGGCAAGTTGCGTATACTATGTACATGTATGTGTAAAACCAGAAAAGTATCTTGGTAATTGTAAGAAACTGATTGATGTTCGCTATCACCAAGATAGTATGGAGAACGATAACTATGAGTTCCATCATAACTTGTTTGACTTCGAAGAACTAGATACTGGAGTATGTGTTGATCGTATCTCTTCAAGAGAGAAAGGGTATGAGATTGCATACCTTGCTTGGGCAACAGATCTTCTTCCTGAAGAGTTTGATGAAGACTGGGTGAATATTCAACGGGAGAATATCTGGTATTTCATTGGAAGCATTTCTCGTGAAGGTAGATTTAAGAACGCACATTTGATTCAAGAGTTTGGAACTTTGTGTGCTAAAATGGGAGTGAAGACTGGATGGTCTAATCCTTGGACTAATCCACTAGACGGCGAAGTAATGCGTCAACTAATGCAAAAGTCTTTCCTCTCTCCAGATCTTAGAAATGATACTCATAAGAGATGGGGAACTAAAACTTGTCGTGTATTTAAGACGATGAGTTATGGTAACCTTGGTTTAACAAACTCTCCTAAACTTGCAGAGTTTGCTGGACCCGAAGTCATTTGTAGAGAGAATATTGAAGAATTATTTGAAGCAGGTTTGCGTCATAGAGATGACAAGGACTTGATTCTCAGGCAGATGCAATATACCAAAGAGCATCATACCTATGTCAATCGTATTAATGGACTCCTTAGACTGCTATGACAAAACTTAGTTTTGGTTTTATTGTTGGTGGTGATGATAAGTATTACACCAATCTCATGAGAGCTTGTGAGTCTCTTGAAAGGATTGAACAGGATCACGAGATTGTTATCCTTGATATGGATGATCGTCTCGATATTGATGATCCAAAGGTTAAGATCGTCAAAGCAAATGCCGATGCCATTCGTAATGAGGATGATCGTAACTGGTTCCAACCTCACATCTGGGCAGAGCGTTACAATGTATTCAAGCATGTAGAGACTGACTACTGCATCTATCTTGATACTGATTGTGTCGTTGTTAATGATCGTGTTGATCAGTTGATTGAAGAAGCAGAGGATGATTTCCTCATCGCTCGTCACTGGTGGGTGCCTACTCTTGCAGACTACCTTCGTAATGTCGAAGTGGATCGTACTGGACTTACTAAGTATCTCCCTCAAGATCTTGGCACTTATGACTATGCTGCTTCTGGAGCATTCCTATTCCAGAAGGGTAAGCATGATAAACTCTTCGAACGGTACATGGAGATCTTTAATGATATCTTTGGTGACCGTGGATTGCACAATGGCGTGACGGATGAACTCGTTCTCTGTCTTGCTATGAATGAAGTTGGTGGATACAAATTTACCAACGGTGCATTTAATCACTGTGCTGCAGCAGATCAACAGGACCTTAAACTTGTTGAGGGTGTGTGGTATGGTAAGAATCCCCAGGAAGATGAATACGAAAAGGTATTCGCTTTCCACAGTGCATGTGAGAATGTGGCATCACTTGCACAACATAGCCCTGGTTTTATTAACGAAATTAAAAAAACTATGTACTGGGAGGACTATAGATGAAAATTGCCCTGATTGGTCCTGGCATCATGCAGATTCCACCAGAAGGGTGGGGTGCTGTAGAGATGTTGATCTGGGATTACACTGTGATCCTTAGAGAACTCGGTCATCGTGTTGAAATTATCAACACACCTGATAGAGAACTAATCAAATTTGAAGTTGCTTACGGAAAGTATGACATTGTTCACCTTCATTATGATGTTTTCCATGACATCATTGATGACTTGGCTCCTCTATGCGGAGCTCTGATCGTCTCCAGTCACTATCCATATGTTAATACTCCACACATGTGGGGTAGGGATAACTATGGACCTACTGCTCAGAAGATCGCTGCTAATAGAAAGCATCACATCTTCTGCTCCTCTCAAAAAGATATGGACACTTGGATTGGTCTTGGTGCTAATCCTAATCGTGTCTGGATGAGTAAACTTGGTGTTCGTCCTTATCCATATAAGTTCGATGAGTTTGCTAGTTTTGATAGGACTCTATGCTTCTCTCAGATTGTAGACCGTAAGCGTCAGTATCTCCTTGAAGATATTGATACTGTTGACTTCATGGGTCGCATGGAGTTTGGTGGTAAGTTTAGTAAGAACAATAAGAACTATAAGGGAGAGGTTATCAGAGAGAAACTCAACGAATACATCACATGCTATTCCAACATGGCATTGTTGAGTGAGGTTGAGAACACCACACCTCTTGTGATTAAGGAAGGATTGATCTGTGGTCTGGGCATTGTTTGCTCAGAAGCAATCACTCCAGAGCTTGACACATCTAAACCTTGGATTGATGTCATTCCCGAGAGCAAAATAAATAACCTTGAACATGTTCTTGAAGTAATCGAGAACAATAAAAAAGTTTCTAAGCAATACAGGAAAGAGATCAGAGAATACGGCATTAACGAATTCGGTCTTGAAAACATTCTTGCTTATGAATACATTCCGAAGTTGCAATCGTTACTATGAGATTCTCTATCGTCGGTCCAAACACTCTAATCCCCCCAGTTGGTTGGGGGGCAGTAGAGAGTTTGATCTGGGATTATAAACTCACACTGGAGAAACTTGGTCATGAAGTTGACATCATCAATGTCGGAGATCCAAGAGAGATCATCAAAAGAATCAATGCGTATCGCCCTGATTTTGTCCACATTCATTACGATGACTGGGTTGTCCTCTATCCTTATATTCAATATCCTTGTGCGTGTACCACCCACTTTGCCTACATCGAGCGCCCAGACAAGATGAATGGGTATGGGCAGATCTTCGGTCACTTCCAACAGACTAAACCGAATGTTTTTTGCCTGTCTGAGGGTATCAAAAAAGCATATCAGTTCTTTGGAGATATCCCCGAAGAGAAATTGAAGATCGTTCCTAATGGTGTTAACCTGGATCTCTTCCGTACTACAGATGAACCAGAGTTTCCTGACCGTAGTATCTACCTCGCAAAGGTAGACTACCGTAAGCGTCAGCATAAGTTTCAGTCCATCGACAGTTTGTTCTTTGCTGGTAACATTGTCGATAAGCGATTCAACGCTAACAAAAACTATCTCGGTGAATGGAAGAAGGAGTATCTTCATGATTATCTAACAGACTATGGTAACCTTGTGCTTCTGTCTGATGGTGAAGCACACTCTCTGGTCATCATGGAAGCATTTGCTGCTGGTCTTGGTGTGGTAGTCAGTGAGTTTGCAATTGCAAACCTGGATCTTGATCGTGAATTTATTACAGTCATTCCAGAGTCTAAGATTGACGATGTTGAATATGTTGAGTATGCTATAATCAAAAACAGGGAGTATTCAGTTTCCCATCGGGAAGAGATCCTGGAGTATGCTAAAGAGTTCGACTGGACCAATGTCCTACAGAACCACTACCTGCCCAATGTGAATGAAGTGATTGCAAAGCATGGACAAAAATAAATCAGCGAGCAAACTAAAAGACCTTCCTCACATCTATTGGTTGAACTTGAACGATAAAGAAGATCGTCGTCAGTTTATGGAAGATCAATTTTCATATTGGGAAATTGAAAAGCATACAAGAATCTCTGCCTATGATGGTCGTGATGACGACCTAAGTGACATTATTGCTGGCAAGTATCCAGACAATATGTCATCGGGTGAGATTGGTTGTGTAACCTCTCACCTTAAAGCAATTCGTCATTGGTTGGAAACTTCCACTGATGAATATGCTATTATGATGGAAGATGATTGTGATCTAGAAGTGGTCAAGCATTGGCCCTTTACCTGGAAAGATTTCTTTCGTCATGCTCCTGCAGCATGGGATGTTCTCCAGATCGCAATCATCAATCCTGCGATGCCTGTCATGCAGATGCACTATCGCTTCGTGAATGACTTTTCAACTGCTGCCTATGTCATTAATCGCAGGTATGCTCATAAACTTCTCGATCTTTATACTAAGAATGGGAAGTACAAACTAGATGGTAGAATTAAACCACGCGCTGTTGCTGATGATCTTCTCTACAACAGCGGTCTGACCTATGCAATGCCAATCTTAATGTATAAGATTGCTCTAGGTTCAGATATTCATGACATGCATATCGATGTATTCCATCGTAATTGTCATGATGCTCTTTGGAACTTTTGGCGTAACGATGCTAACATGGTTGAAGATTGGAATCAATTCTTTGATCTCAATCCTTACCTTGGTCGGTTACCCCCTGGTTTTGAAGGGAAGTAATATGTATAAATATTACAACTGTCACATGTGACAGTTCATGGAATGACCGCCTCAACTACTCGCGCTCCGTTCTGTGCTATAATTTTTAAAGCGATCGGGACAACCCGATCCTCCATCTGCGGGTAATCACTCCGCAAGTAAATTTTTCGAGGAAACACAAATGTTTAAATCTGTTCTCGCAGCTGCTGCTGCTGCTCCCCTGTTCGCTGGCGCTGCTATGGCAGGTCCCTATGTGAATGTAGAAGCTAATGCTGGTTGGACTGGCAACGACTACACTGGTGCTACCACCGAAGCTCATCTGGGTTACGAAGGTGCCATCGGTGACGGTGATGCTTCCTGGTACATCCAAGGTGGTCCCGCATTCGTTTCTACCGATGCTGTAGGAACCGAGACCCGTTACAGTGGTAAGGTTGGTCTGGGTGCTGCTCTGTCCAGCTCCGTTGGTGTCTATGGTGAACTGTCTGCTCTGACTGCTGACACCAAGTTCTCTACTTCCGACCTGAATGTCGGCGGTAAGATCGGTCTGAAGTACTCCTTCTGATCTCTAACCGTGTTATAATGTGGGGGACTTCGGTCCCCTTTTTTTATGAACATAAAAAAGAATCTGACTTGCTGTATCAGCAGCCCTATATGTCACCTCTTGTTGGTGTTGATTGGAAGTCTTTCTGTTATTGAATTGATTCATCTTCATGCCCATCACCAAATTGAGATGGATGTACACGGTTATGTAAAAAATTTTCTGAGAAAAAATCCAGACTATAAGACTGAGTATTAATACTTAGTCTGTCAGGATACAATAACAGAGGGGTGCTTGACACCCCTTTCTTTTTCCTATATAATTGTGTAACACTTCTTAACAAAGATCATGACCGTAACTACTAACGAACTTGGACAACAAAACATGTGGGCAAAGGAGCCCGAGATGGTGTACCAAGAGTATCACCGTAAGGGACTGCGTACCCCCATGGAAATGACTGAGATGTACAACGGTCGCTGGGCAATGATGGGTATCATCTTTGGTGCCATTTCTTATGCCGCAACTGGCAAACTCTTTTTTGGCATTTTCTGACAGAGGGTTTGACAATGACTTCAATTTTGTTTACAATGACTAGCGTTGCCTTCTTTGTTTTGTTGGCAGCGTCCGTAGAAAAACTTTGCGAAACCTATTAATGACTATCTACAGCGTCACTCTCCAATCTCCTGATGGGACCGAGACCAAAATTGAATGTCCCGATGATCAGTACATTCTTGAAGCAGCAGAAGAAGCAGGCGTTGATCTCCCTTCGTCGTGTAAAGCAGGTGCTTGCTCGGCTTGTGCAGGGAAACTCATCTCTGGCACCGTAGACAACGAAGAGCAATCTTTCCTTGACGATGACCAAATCGCTGAAGGTTGGGTGCTTACCTGTGTCGCATATCCCACCAGCGATTGTGTGATCCTGACTGAACAAGAAGAGAATTTGTGAAACACAATAATGAACCTATGCCCGACTGGGTTCCCTGGGCAGGCGTAGGTTTAATGATTTTCACAGTTATGATCTTTGTTATCTTTACACTCTCAATGATTTACTTTCCTAACTAATGAAGTCATTTTCTCAATCTGCTTCTGTCCCAGTCAATAATGTTACTGCGGACATGCTTGGACAACTAGCAATCGCTTTAGAAAAGTTAGTTGATGCTGGTGCATGGTCACATGAAGATCAACTTCAAGTTCAGATTGCTGGTACTCTTAAGAATGATAAGTTCCTTGTCATTAAACCCGTCAGAGAAAAAGTAGACAGTATTCCTGATCCTAATTTGAAACAGAAACACCCATATAATGTTTAAGAATATTCTTGCTCGTCTTCGCTGGGGTTCTCTATCCCCAGAACAAAAAGAAAAATTAAAGACACTTTCTTTTAAAGAAGTCTTCGGCACTCCCCATCTTATTCGCAAATTTTACGGATAACTACCATGAAAAAACTTTTTACTCCTGAGGCAGAGATCCTCAATGCTCGTCTGGCAATGATTGGTTTTGTTGCTGGCGTTGGTGCTTACATCACCACTGGTCAACTCATTCCTGGCATTTGGTGATATGAGAATTCCCCATGCAAGATTCCACCTTCAGGGATCTCCTGTCCCTGATGAGAATGGTGAAATGGAGAAGTATCAAATCGTTGATACTGCAGATTACTTTGCTGGAAAGAAAGTAATTCTGTTCGGTCTTCCTGGAGCATTCACTCCTACTTGTACGAATGAAATGCTTCCTGCCTACGAAGATCTTTATGACAAGTTTGTCAAAGATCTTGGGATTGATGCCATCTATTGCACTAGTGTCAATGACGATTATGTAATGGAAGCATGGGCAAAGTCTCTTGATATTACGAAAGTTGAGATGATTCCCGATGGGAACGCTGAACTTGCTGATGGCATTGGTATGCTTGTCAAGAAGACTAATGTTGGATTTGGCAATCGTTCTTGGCGTTATGCAGCATATGTTGTTGATGGTGAGATCGAACTGATGCTTGATGAAGAAGGTATGTGCCACAACCTTGTGGGAGATCCTTACGAAGAATCAACTCCTTTGAATGTCTACAAGCGTATCAAAGAACATCTTGGAATCCAAGACGAAGAAGAGGAATGATATTTGGGACACCTATATAGGGTGTCCCTTTTTAATAGCACGATGCAAAAACTAATTAATGTTATTGCTCTGCTTTCTGGATTGACTTCTGTTGCTTTGATTGCAGGTGGTGGATATCTTCTTCTTAATAAAGACGCTTTCATTGAGAGTTCCAAAGAAGAAATTATCAAGTCCGCCACTGCAGCAGTAACAGAAGCATTACCTGGAAAGATTGATGAGGCACTGCCAGAAATGCCTAAGGTAACTGGTCCTGCTATTCCGCTCCCATAATCATGCCTAGAGGAAGAATGAACAAACCCGATGTGCTCGCAAGAGTTTATAAGATAAAGAATGAATTGTATGATGGTACGCAGCATGATAAGTCTGGAGACTGGCATGATGGTGCTCATGACATGCTCAATAGATTCTTAGATATGTTGAATGAGTATTCTCAATGAAGATCGGTGTTGTTGGTGGGGGTAACGGCGGATTAGTCGTTACCCTATTTTTGCTTAAAGAAACATACGGGCAGAATGTAGAGATTGAAGTCTACTATGATCCTAAGATTCCTATTGAGAAAGTAGGACAGGGATCTCTTGTAAACTTTGTGGGTCTCATCCATGAGATTCTTGGTGTTGATTGGTACAATAATGAGATTGACGCTACATTTAAATCTGGCATCTTATATGAAGGGTGGGGAACTAAGAAGGATAAGTTCTTCCATCCATTTCCTATGGACTACATGGCGGTACACTACTCTCCAGATAAACTGAGAGAGTGTATGATCAAAAAGAAAGTATGTAAGTTCATAGAACAACATGTCGAAGATTGTAATGAATTGGATTGTGATTATGTCTTCGACTGTAGAGGAACTCCCAAAGACTTTTCTTACTACAACATCCTGAAGAATCCTCTCAACAGTGTCGTCTTAGGTCAGGATAGTTACAGAGACCCTGATCAGCATTGGACACGCTGTATTGCCACTCCTGATGGATGGTGCTTTGGTATTCCTAATAAAGGATTTACTTCTTATGGATATCTGTACAACGATAAGTACACTTCTAATGAAGAAGCAGAGGTAAACATTCAAAGGATCTTTGGTGTTACCCCGACAGATACTTTACATTTCAAAAATTATCTCGCTAGGAAACCTATCCAGAATGATAAGGTTATCCTGAATGGAAATAGACTACTATTCATTGAACCATTGGAAGCAAGTTCTGTTGAGACTTATTATCGCTGGACCTCGTTGGTTTGTCAGTGGATCTTTGATGGAAGATCTAAGCGGTCCATTCTGCAAGAGCTTGTGACAGATGTGGAAGAGGTACAGAATTTCATCCTTTGGCATTACGCTAACGGGTCTCGGCATGCTACAATGTTCTGGTCAGCAGCGGAGGAGATGAGTCGCTCTCATTCTTATGATCAGCGGTTCTTCGATTTCATTACTGATGCAAAGTCTAAATCAAGACTTGAACTTATCAATGACGATACTCCCACTTATGGTCATTGGTACACTACCACTTTCCGTAACTGGATTGACGGAACCCATTCTTGACAGAATTGTTAAGTTCTGTTATGATAAATACATCAACGGTTACGAAATGTAAACTGTCGAACCCCCGCCGCTTGACCGAGACTAGGCTGGGTTACAAATCCGTCTCTCATATCCTTACCTGAGGGTGGTAAGGAAATAAGTACCTCCACCATTTCCCTGATGGATCTACTTACTTGTACATAACAATGTCTGCTTCAACTCTTTCACAAAAACAACAATCGAATACTTGGGAACAATTCTGCAACTGGGTCACCAGCACTGACAATCGTCTGTATGTTGGTTGGTTCGGGGTCCTGATGATCCCCACCCTCCTTGCTGCTGCTACTTGTTTCATCGTTGCTTTTATCGGTGCTCCCCCTGTGGACATCGACGGCATCCGTGAACCCGTTGCTGGTTCTCTGATGTATGGTAACAACATCATTTCTGGTGCTGTTATTCCCTCGTCCAATGCTATTGGACTGCACTTTTACCCCATCTGGGAAGCTGCCTCTCTCGATGAGTGGCTCTACAACGGTGGTCCTTTCCAACTCGTTGTCTTCCACTTCCTCATCGGTATCTATGCCTACATGGGTCGTGAGTGGGAACTTTCTTACCGTCTTGGTATGCGTCCTTGGATCTGCGTTGCATACTCTGCACCTGTTGCTGCTGCATCTGCTGTCTTCCTCGTCTATCCTTTCGGTCAAGGTTCTTTCTCTGATGCGATGCCTTTGGGTATCAGTGGTACTTTCAACTACATGCTTGTCTTCCAAGCAGAACACAACATTCTGATGCACCCCTTCCACATGCTCGGCGTTGCTGGTGTCTTCGGTGGTTCTCTGTTCAGTGCAATGCACGGTTCTCTGGTTACTTCCTCGCTGGTTCGTGAAACCACTGAGTCTGAGTCCCAGAACTATGGTTATAAGTTCGGTCAAGAAGAAGAGACCTATAACATCGTTGCTGCTCATGGATACTTCGGTCGTCTGATCTTCCAGTATGCTTCGTTTAACAATTCTCGTTCTCTTCACTTCTTCCTTGCTGCTTGGCCAGTGGTCGGTATCTGG